AGGCTCCGCTTAATACCACAGGATCGCGTTTTGTAGCCTGAGTCTTTGGGAGGACATTCTTTTGCCAGCCGAGTGGGCGTTTTGCACTCTTGTCCGCCGTAACTTTTTTTCCAAAAGCCCCTAGCCGTTGCCGCGCAGTCTTGGGCGCAAAAAGGCGAGCAGCACAGGAGCCAGATTTTTGCCATGGCTCAGCGTGCTTTGTCCGCCATTGCCGACACTCCGCCAGACCTCACCAATTGGGGCGACATCGAGCGCGCCGCCAGACTCGCTGACCGTGCCGCCGGACTAGATCAGGCCGCGCCAGTCGTGAGTCTAACCTTTCCTCAGGCTATATCAACCGAGGGTTCCCCAGTTTTCTTGGATGTCTCGACCAATTCCCAACCAGACCCCGCCCCCTAAAGGACACCCCCCCCTGCCATATTCGCGCCCTTTCGCCTCGCTCCGCTTTCCTCGCTCCTTTTTCCCTGCCCCCACGCCACCCGTCCCTCCCCCTTTCCCCATCCCACCAGATCATACTACGTAACCCTCTGAAAAATTTTTTTCCAATCTGAAATAGTTTATTAAAGCATGGAACCCGAACGTATTGCAGAACTTGTTTCACAGGGCTACCGGATGAAATACGGTAAAATGTGGGCACCACAGGGCGGGAAACCCGTGACCGACATCCTAATTGAGTTCCAAGCCTTCCGGCACAAGATCACGGGGCCGGAGTGTCCGGGGCAATTCACCCATTTCCAGAACATCGTGAACGCGATCTGGAACAACAAAGCCTCCACCAAGAAGTTCGTCTGGAACCCTTGGAGTGACCGGATGCTCAAAGCGGCTTGCGAGTATGACTACCTTGGTGTGGCAGGTAGCCGAAGCTCAGGGAAGTCGGATGCCTTTGCCCTTTGGGGAATCGTGAACTTCTTGGCAGCACCCAATGAAACGAAGGTGATCTACACCTCCACATCCCTGAAGGATAGCCGAGGAAGAATTTGGGGAAGTGTAGAAGAGTACTGGCAAGCCGCTTGTGCAATCCTTGGTGGAGAAGTTAACATGCCCGGGGAACTTGTTTCCTCCCAAGGTCTAATCCGCTTCCGCCAAGGCGGGCAGCAGTCCGACAAGTGTGGGCTATCCTTGGTAGCCGGAGAGAAAACCAAGGAGAAAGAGTCCATTGGCAAGTTGATCGGGTTCAAAGCCAATCGAATGTTTCTAATAGCTGATGAGTTACCAGAGCTTTCGGAGTCCTTGGTAGCCGCAGCAGAGTCTAATCTCTCAGGCAATCCTAACTTTCAGATGATAGGTTTGGGTAACCCCAACAGCTACTATGATCCCTTTGGTATGTTCTGCGAACCGGAAACCGGATGGTCAAGCCTGACCGAGGATATGGAGGAGTGGAAAACCAAACGAGGGTGGTGTTTGCGCTTTGATGGCGAGAAATCCCCAAACGTATTAGCAGGGAAGACCATTTACCCTTGGATGATTACCAACGATAAGTTGGCAGAAGCTCAAAGAGTTATGGGGGAAAAGTCGCTCCTCTACTATCGGATGATCAAAGGTTTTTGGAGTCCTACTGGAGCAAGTGAATCCATCTACAGCGAGGCAGACATTGTAACCTACAAAGCAAATAGCCCCGCCATTTGGCTGGAACCCCCCACAACTATTGCAGGATTTGACCCTTCTTTCACTAACGGCGGGGATAGAACGGTGGTATTTTTTGCCAAGTTTGGAACTCTTGCCAATGGGATGAACGCTTTGGAGTGGGGGGAGCATCTGGAGTTGAAGGACGACAACAACAAAAAGATGGAGTCCCGATCCCAGCAGATAATAACACAACTTCGCGAGGCTTGCGCTAAACGAGGGGTGCACCCCAAGAACTTGGCGATTGACGGGACGGGTGCAGGGAAACCTTTCTGCGATATGGTTCGCTCTATGTGGTCAGGAGACTTTTTGGAGGTTGGGTTTGGGGGAAAGGCTTCTGATATGTCGGCAAGTGGAACCGACCCCCGGCCTGCCCATGAAGTTTATGTAAATAAAGTCTCAGAGATTTGGTTCATTGGGAGGGAGTACATTCAATCTAACCAGATTCGTGGAATATCGCCTGCTCTTGCTAAAGAGCTTTGTGCTAGAGCGTACAGCACCAAGGCACAGGGGAAGGTTCAAGTTGAACCGAAGGAGTTAGTAAAGAAACGCATTGGACGTTCTTGTGACCTTGGGGATGCAGCACTCCTGTGTTTGGAGTTGGCACGCAGACGCTTGGGCATGTCCAGCAAAGCAAAAGCCAAGAAGGTTGAGGCGGACGGACATCAGAGGAAAAGTGCGTTCAAAACCTTTGCATCCCGTTTAACCAAGCTCAGAAAATGGTAGTTGCACAACACACAAAGCACTTGATATAGTATCAAATATGGAAATTGCTATTCCGGCACCCTCGTCGTCATTACCAAGAGTAAAGAAGTTGGCAGATATTCTCAGGAGCTTTGGTCCGAGCAAGCATCCGATCTTTGTGTTCTGCACTCCCACCTATCGTACGGAGGTCGCCCGCATTTTTGAAGGTATGGGCGTGACTATCATTGAGAAGCTCTCAGGTATCGTTCGACTTCCACCCATGTCGGACAACGAGCCATTCTCGGTGGTGATGAAGCACATGACCAGAACCCATTGGTTCTACCTGACCGCAGAGACAGTCCCCCTTTCCGAGGATTGGGCGGACAAGTTGGAGCAAGAGTATCTGGCTTCCGGTCAGCAGTATCTTGGTTGCGCGGACTACATCCCCAACCGTTATCGGGATGGCTCCGGCATTGATCGTGTGGTCAATGGGGCACCCTATATCTTGGAAGCCGCAATCTATCCAGCCAACTTGGCGACGATCTCCAAGTATTCCCCTATCAGTCGGGTTGTGCATCACGAAGTGGCGAGACGCAGCGAGATGGCACCATCAACGCATTTGACCTCCCTGATTGGCAATGCCAAGTGGGACGAAGGCTACCGACTTGAACACGTTGGTATGGCGAAGGTCATGGCCCGAGTTCTTGGGACTGAACTTGGTGACGAGGTTCTTGGAACCAAACTTCCTGCGGTTCCTCCTCCTGCCCCACCTCCTCCGGAACCGGAGCCAATGAAGGAACCGACCATGAAGGTCTTTGCTACAATCGATGCTTTGAAAGCCGCACAGGAAACGAAAGACTCGCCAAAAGCTGAAGATGAAGTTAAGGTAGAGCCACGTCGCGTAGGACGCCCACGTAAGCCCTAACTTCCCACTCTATGGAAATTCCAACTCCCGCCATCGGCACCGATCCAATCATCCCTGTTCAAGAGGATGGTAAACTCCTACGCACTCGCCTCAAGGATGCAGCAGCAGGACGAGTAGCGTATGAACGGATGCGTAAAGCTGATGAGGGTTCAGCAAGGACTCGGACGATGATCCAAGCAATGCTGGACGGGGAGCCTCCTTACGACCAGCAGGACTTGGAACGTCAGGGACTTGGAGAACTATGCAACGTCAACTGGGGGCAGGGCGAGCAGTTGCTCTCGGTAGCAACCAGTCCTTACATCGACCTTTTGGAATCCGTTGACATCTTTATCACGACCCCAGTTCAGTTTGGTGACGTTCAGATGCGGGCGGAGTGGGAAACCGTGATTGCTGAAGAGTTCACCCGAATGCTTCGCAACTGGCCGGAGTTCTTCCCCCGCTATCTCTACTTGATTCAGCAGTTCTTGGCGCACGGTGTTGTCGTTGCCTTCCATGACGATGACATTGACTGGCGACCACAGGTGGCACCTCTTGGTGACTTCCTCATTCCCCGACAGACAAGGGCTTCGGATGAAGAGATCGAAATCTGCGCCATTGTGCGTGGTGTCCCTCCCCATGAGCTTTTTGCCAAGATTGAGGATGAGCAGTTGGCTGCGGAACTTGGGTGGAACGTCCCAGCCACCAAGAAAGCCATTCTTGGTGCAGCTCAGAAGAATGTCCACGACAACGCAATCAACAACTGGGAATCGATTCAGCGCGAGTTCAAGAACAACGACATTGGCTACTCCAACAGCACCTCTGCTGCGGAGGTCAAGCTGGTCTATATGTGGGTTCGCGAACTTGATGGCACCGTAAGCCAATATATCTTCACCGAGAAGATTGGTGACTCTGGGGAGGGCAAAGAGTTTATCTTTGAAGCTCGCAGCAAGTATCAGTCCACGGCGGAAGCCTTCACCAGTTTCTTCTATGGCATTGGGACCAACGGCTACTTCCACAGTATCCGAGGGCTTGGCAGCAAAATCTTTTCCATTGTGCAGGCACTCAACCGTTTGCGTAATCGTTTCTTCGATGGACTTTTGGCCAGCTCCATGATGATGATCGAGCCTGACAGTGAGGATGCTCTCCAAGACTTGAGCTTGATTCACATCGGGCCGTTTATGATCAAGCCGCCGAATGTGAAGATGGTGGATACGAATGCTCCGAATTACGGCACGTCGTTGATACCCGGCCTCAACGAACTCAACACCTTGCTTCAGCAGCAGGGCGGCACATACTCGACGGAGGCAATCTTCAATGCCGCTAAGGAGCGCACTCGGTATGAAGTGCAGGCACAGGTTGAATCCCTGTCCAACATCAACATTGCTGCGCTGACCTTGTTCTATCAGCCTTGGGAACGCTTGCTCAAGGAGATGCTTCGACGCATTTCCCGTCAGGATTACTTTGAGCAAGATGCAGGTGGCAGGTATGTCATCGAGTTCCGCAATCGTTGCTTGGATCGAGGAGTTCCTGAAGAAGCTCTCTATACACTTGACATCAAGCGGGCCAAGGTGGTTCGGGCTATTGGTAATGGCTCAAGTGCTGCACGCTCGGCTATCATGCAGCAGGTCTATAACCTCTCTGCCAACTTTGATGCGCAGGGTCGTCAGATGGCGATTCGCGACTTGACCAGAACCATTGGTGGCGTGGAAGCCGCTGATCGGTATGCCCCAGCACCTGAGCAGCAGCGTCCTCCGATGGAAGCCAAGACTGCGATGTTGGAGAACAACCAGCTTAAACAAGGTGAACCTGTGGAAGTTCTGCCAACCGAACTTCATTCTGTCCATCTTCCGATCCATCTTCAGGTGGAAGAAGAAATCATTAAAGCCATCGACGAAGGTCAGATGCCGATTGAGCAGGCGATGCCAAGTCTCACGACTCTCCATCAGCACTCCTCGGCGCACGCTGAACAGATGACTGCTGACCCCAACTATCCGCAGATCAAACAGCGGATGCAGCAGATCGATGAGATCATTTGGAACGGCACCAAACGCTTGGAGAAACTTCAGCGCGACCAGCAGGAGCAGGCACAGACCCAAGCTCCTGAAGGTCAGGCCAACCCATCGGATTCTCCCGACACCATGCAGCGACAGTTGGTTGAGATGACCACCAAGCTCCGTATGGCGGAAGAGAAACACGCGCAGGAAATGCGAATCCGTGATGACCAAGCCAAGCAGTCGATGGCAATCGCAGACGCTGAAGCCGCTGCCAAGATACTGCGGACGAACAGAACTCCATGATACCCGAAGAACCAAAACCAATGAAGGCGATGCCGGAGGAGGATGTGTTTTACATCACCCTGAAAATCAAACCGAAAGGCAAGATCATTCGGGTAATGCAACACCTCGGAAACGGGGAAGCTCGTGAGACTTTTTGTGAGTATGAAAAGCTCTCCCGTGGGATGGCAGCCGTTGCCAAGTTGATCCGCGCAATCGTTCAATTCAAAGCATGACCCCAACTCAAAAATGGTACGTGACTCCGCTACCGCAGCAGGAGTTGGATCGTCTGATCACTTCCACCTGTTTGGGGGACGCAATCGGGATTCTGCAAGCACAGGCAAAACCGAAGATGCTCAAGTCAAGCGAGCCAGTGGCAATTGCCTTGGCTCATGCTCAACTGGTCGGATACCAGAAAGCAATTGATGATTTGGTTGCCCTGTCTGCGCCAAGAAACGTCAAACCACTCTCCGCTCTGCCAACTGAATGGAGTCATCTCAACCCACAAACTGAAAGCTAATCATGCAAGATCAAGAATTTGAAGCCGTCGCAACTATCGACGCACCTGAAACAGAAGTCGAATCGTCTCCATCCCAAGACTCACCTGAGGATTCTTCTTCCGGATTTCTTGATGGACTTTTTGGAACTTCGGACTCGGTGGACGAGTCGGAATCTTCCGAGGAAACTTCTGCTGCCTCTGAGGAAACTCCAGCAGCGGAGGAAGAAAAGCCTGCGGTTGATGCCGATTTGGAAGATGCTCCGAAAGGAATGAGTGCTAAAAACCAAGAAGGTTGGAAGACGCTCAAGTCAGCGAAGCGTGAGATTGAGAAAGAGCGCGACAACCTTCGCAAAGAGATCGAAGAACTCAAGAAAGCCCCAACGACTCCACAGACTCCTGAGGAACTCGCTACCGCCAAGCAGGAATTGGAAGCCGCTCGCGCCCAGTTGGCGGAGTATGACCGCAACATGGCGTTGGTGAACGTGGAAAAGACACGCGAGTATCAGGAAAATATTGCGGTTCCGCTGGCTAATGCGGAGAACATGATCCAAGCGTTCGCCACGAAGTACGAACTCAGCATCCCTGAGATCGCACAGGCTGCAATGAACCCGAACATCTTGGAGCGAAATCAAGCTCTTGCCGATATGGTTGGTGGGATGAACGACTTCGACAAGTATGAGTTCAAGAAGGTAGTCGATGAAGCCCAGAGTCTCTTCCAGCGTTCGCAAAGTGTGAAGCAAAACGCTGTGGAATCCCTGAAATACGTGGAATCTCAGCGTCAAGCAGAGCAGGCAAAGATGACGGCAAAGCAGCAGGAAGCTGCCAATGCTGCGGCAGACATGGTTTGGGAGAGCTTTTCCAAGAAACTACCCTTCCTCAAGGACGATCCGCAGTTGGACAAGGATGCACGCGAGGCAGACATCGTTTCTGCGACTCCGGAAATCCAAAAATATGCAAGTTACGCTGGCGTTGTGCTCCCAAAAGTCATGGAAAAGTATAACAGTGCTCTCCAAGAGATCGCTACTCTCAAAGCTTCTCTGGCCAAGCGCAGTTCTGCGGCTCCGCAGGCTCGTTCAGGCAGTATTCCCGTAACCAAGGGCAATGTGGCTGATGATTTCATGGCCGGATTGGACGCAGTTTTGTAAATTATGGACGAAGAGCTTACTCGTCTGGGGTTGATCTTGGTGGAAAACTTCATCACCCCAGATGAGGAGGCAAAGCTCTTGGCAGAACTGCCCAAAGAGGCTAAGAGTCCGAAAAAACGGACTAGGAATCGCATTTGGCGGTATGGAGAACGTCGAGTTTACACGGATGGATACATTGCTAAGGTTGCTCCCTCTATTTTGGGGGATTTGGCGCAGAGATTGGTAGAAAAGTTGGACTTTCCTGCGGCTCCGCAGTGTTTTACGGTCAACGAGTATCATCAAGGACAGGTAATTGAGCCGCATATTGACCAGCTTTCCTGTGGCCCTGTGATCACCGTGCTTAGTTTGCTTTCGACCGCCACGATGCGGTTCACGGGAGGCAATAAGCTGCATCTGGTAGAGCTTCCTCCACGGAGTTTGGTCATAATGACTGGCGAGATTCGCACCAAGTGGCTTCACTCAATCGATCCGGTTCCGGCTACAAGATATTCTGTGGTGTTCCGTCGATAAAAATTCCTTCTTGACCTTTGACAGGAATTAGTGCAAACTCTTTGCGGGTAGCCTGAATCCCCTTTGATCAGGCAAACAACAACGGAGTTTCTTCGCTATCAGGCTCCAGATGGCATCAACCGAACGGCTAAAAGTTCCACATGGAACCAAATAAAGCCTCAACCGACCCCTCTACCCCACCCCCACTATTATGTCTTGCGATACCATCAACACCTACCTTGCTAGCGAATCTGGCCGTATTTCCGGCGACATCGCTCGCCGTGGTCGAATCTCTTCTCCTTGGGTTGCCCTGCTCCCCAAAGATTTCTTCCCCGATGAAATGGGCGAAACCATCACCCGAGTCATCCAACAGCGCACGATTCCTACTGTGGGAGAAGGTGCTGGCTGGAACCCAATCAGTCTTTCCTCGCCCAACACGGGTTGCCGCCCAACCGCTGCGATGCTCAGTTCCCGCAACACCACGGAGACGGCCCAAATTTCGGAATACGTTTTGGATTCCGATCCAATTTGTATCTCGGACGCTCGTATGCGTTACAAGTTCCGCCAGCAGGTGTCGGAAGTGAAGCGCAATTTCGAGAAGAACGTCATCGATATCTGGGAAGACCGCAATCGTTCCGAATATGTCGCCGCTATCCCTGATGCCAACAAGTACGTCTTTACCGGAGGTGCTCTCGTTGCTGGCTCTGGCGGGGACTTCGCTGAAACCGCTCCGGATAGTCAGATTCATCAGGATGCCCTCGACAGCATCCGCTGGAAGCTGATCCACGACGGTGGTGGCGAAGAAGGTGCTTACGGTCAGGTCGATGGCACTCCTGTCTTCACTGTCCTGATGTCCAGCGAGCAGCAGCGCGCCCTCATCAAAGGCAATGCGGACATCCGTCAGGATTACCGCTATGCTGATCCAAAAGAACTCCTCAAGCCTTTCGGCGTGAAGCGCGTCTATGGTGGTCTTTATCACCTCATTGACGACAAAGCTCCTCGCTGGGATTTGGGCGAAGGCGGCTGGGTGTCGGTTCCCTTCTATATCGAAAACGAAGCGGGTATCGCCGTGGTCAATCCAGCCTATGAGGCTGCGGTTGCTGAAGACATCATCCTCTACCATCCAAAGGTGGTGAAGTGCCTGATGCAGAAGCCTCTCTCCAGCCTTGGTGCCGGAACCGACTTCAAGCCTTGGAACTATTCCGGCGAAGTGAGCTGGGTGAACGAGTATGACAAGGAGTGCAACAAGTACAAGGACAACGGTTACTGGTCGGCTCGCCTCCGCGCTGCCTACCTCTCCGAAACTCCGGAGTATGGATATGCTATCCGAGTCCTCCGCTGCCCCGGCAGCCTTGGCACCACCGCTTGCCCAACCTCATAGTAGGTCGGTCTGCCCCTGAAACCTCAAATAGGGGGTGGGATGTCTAGCAATAGATTCCCACCCCCTTTTATTTTGAACCTATTTTTCCATGTCTGACTCCATCCCAATTCGCGATGCGTATGAGCATCTCAAGTATATTCCCGGCTTTGACACGGCGGCTGAAGCCGCTTCCGCTTCTGGGTTACAGAATGCCACTAACTATGAGCGGGTTGCTGCAAGTCAAACCGCACAAATTCTAGGAGCTACAGGTGCTCTTGGAGATTACTTGGCAGGGTTTTTAATTGTTCCCGCCACGTCTGCGCCCGGTGCCGTCTCCCTTCTCGACAACACCACCTCTATGCCTATATTTGCTGGAGGGGCTTCTAGTGTTTCTAATCTAGTGCCTTTCTTTGTTCCCCTTGGAGCACGTTCTGTAAGTGGGGCTTGGAAAGTAACTACCGGAGCTAATGTGTCCGTAATCGCAGTGGGCAATTTCACCTAACTATGCTTATTCTCCGTCCATTTTATTTTGGAAATCCCGCTGCAATGGGCGGAGAAGCTTTGCCGCCCCCAGTCAGTAATTGGATTCTATTAACTGGACTATGGAGTGATGCAGGTGTATGGGAAGATACCGCAGTTTGGATTGATTAAATACTTTTATGGCTCTTACTCAAATCACTAACGGGATGTCCGGCTCAGACTGCCGGACGAATATCAACGCCAGCTTCACACAGGTTGATACTAATACCACCAAGCTTGCCGGAATTGAAGCCAATGCAGATGTAACCGATGCCGTAAACGTGGGGTCAAGCATCCACGGAGCAACGGCAAAAACAACGCCAGTCAATAATGATACGCTGCCGCTGATTGATTCTGCTGCATCCAACGTCTTGAAAAAGGTGACTTGGGCAAACATCAAAGCTACGCTCAAGACCTACTTTGATACGATCTACGCGAGCACCGTTTACTCCAACACTGACATTGGAACAGGCACACTCACAGTCGATACAGCGAACGGTCTTCGGCAAAAGGTCAACATGACAGGCAACATCACGGTTGCAGCACCATTAAATCCTGTCGCCGGAATGGAGTTGTCGCTCGCCTTGACTGCCGCTGGGGGGAGCGCACGCACGATCACCTTGGGATCGATCACTGTTCCCACTGGATACACTTTCTCCGGTAGTGTTGCTTCAGGCAGTGTTCGCCGATTGAAGGTTTATTACACCGGAAGCGCATGGTTGCTAACATCTAACCTGGAGTTTGCATAATTTATGGCTAACTTTTATTTTGACGATACGCTGATGGATTCCAATCCAGCAACCAGCAGCAACTGGTGGGATTTGCCGGGTGGTTCGGCTGGTGGTGGAACTTGCTATTATGCCACGCCAACTAGCTCGGACGACTGTTATATTGATAATGGCAAGACATGCTCTACTTCAAGTTTCGATTATAGTACGCTAACTGTGTCTTCAGGTGGGGCGCTTACAGCTAACGTATCGGGAAAAGCAGTCACGTTGAATGATGGTACTATCGGTTCAAATGACAGTGGCGGCACCGTCGTTACTAATGCCAATCTTGTCACTACTAATAGTGGAGACATCACTACTAACAACGGTACTGTCACTACTAATAGTGGGGATATCACTACTAACAACGGTGTCGTCACTACTAACAACTCAAACGTTACAGACAACGGAGCGGGTGGAGTCATTACCACTAATAATAGTTTAGTTACTACGAATAATGGAACAGTAGTCACTAATAACTCTGCCGTAAACGACAACACTGCCGATGGAGTGGTTACAACTAATGCTGGAATAGTTGGGGTAAACCAAGGAACTGTTACAATCAATAACGGCACTGTTTCGACAAACAATCTTACAGTCACAACCAATAACCTTACGGTTACATACAACAATGCCACGGGAACAGTTGTAACCAACGCCGCCGCTGGAACAGTCACCACTAACGCAGGACTCGTCACAACCAACAATGGAGTCGTCGCAATCAATCTCCTGACGATTACGACCAATAACCTCACCGTCACAACCAACGGCGCGACAGGTGTTGTCACAACTAACAGCGCAACTGGAACCGTCCGCGATAACCTCTACGGCGGAAAGATCACCAACCAGAACGGCACTCTCCGCATTGGCACCGTCACAGGTGGTTCAGGCAACATCACCGCATTCGCCGCCACCGATCTATCATCTCAAACCGCAGGCACCAACGTAACACTTCCATCCGGTGGCACACTCACTTGGTGGTAACTTCCAAATCCTATGATCCTCACATCACAACCTCTCACAGTCGGCGGCGTCACTGCCGTTGAAACCACTGTCAACCTGATCCTAAACACTCAGCTTGGCCCGAATGGAAACAAAACCACGGCCAACGTCATCGGTCAACGCTTCATCCGCGACGGTTCCGCCACAATCCCAATCGGTGTCGCGATCAATAAAGGCTACGCCGACGTCTTCGAAACCGCCGCGACTTCGCCAGCCATCGCTGCCGAAGTCCAAATCATCTTAGATTCCCTCGCCCGCCTTGCTCCTCTCCTTGGCCTCTAATTCGACCGCTCTATGTCTGACAAAGCTCTCAAATGGGTATTGACTGTCATCGGTGTCATCACCGGTCTTGGCACCATTGGCTCCAATGTCATCAGTCTCGGTGAGATCAAGGGTTCCATTATGACTATGCTACAGGCACATGAGAAACGCTTTGAAGATCAAGCGCACCGATTGGACCAGCACGAATCTCAATTATCAACTACGGCCTTGCAGATTGAAAGGATCAAAGGTAAGATAGGTATTGTCAGTTTGAATCCGGATGTTTCAAATACTGCCGCTAACACGGTTGAATCAACAGATACGGAACAACGAACCCAGTAAACCATGAAAAAGAAACTCTTCCTCGGACTCTCTTGGGTAGGCAAAGTTGCCGCACTTGGAACAGGTGTGGCCTCTCTACCCATCCTTGGTATGCTGCCTCCTCAGTATGCGCTCTTCGCTACTTTAGGGTTCCAAGGCTTCTCCCTGCTCAAAGACACCGCGAACCGCATTGGCGATCTCGCTGATGATGGTATCGCCAACAACTCCTTCAAAGGTTAACAAAATATGGCGAGTGGGGCGGGCGTCTTCCCGTTAGCCCGCATCAGAGTGCAAGTTTCTGCCGCCATTCCCTTTTTGACATGAAAAGTCTTCTACTGTTTAGCCTTGCTGGGCTTAGTGGGGTCGCACTTGCTCTTTTCCCAATCGGAGTCGTCTCCTATTACCAGCAGTTCAAATGAATCTCATCGCAGATTTTTTAGGTTGGGGGGTCATTGGCAGTCGCCGTTGTGATCTTCGCGATTCTGTCGATACCTCGTAATCTATGAATAAGACCCAAATTGCCCGCGAGTTTATTGCTCGCTTTCCTGACACGGAAAATCGAACGATAGCGCGGGTAATGAACAAAGAGATGCCAAAGGTCTTCAAGACCGTGGACGAAGCTCGAAACGTTGTTAGGACCATACGTGGAGCCAATAAGCACGTAGCAGATAAGAGTGGATTCAGACCGCTCGGATGGCAAAAGAACATTATCCCGAAGACTCACTCGGTTAAGCGTGAACCAACAGTCCTTAGTGGGGCTTTGCGGACGTTGATTCTGTCCGACATCCATATCCCTTACCATGACGAAGTAGCCTTGGCAGCAGCCATAGCTTACGGGAAGAAAAAGAAGCCAGATATCATCATCCTCAATGGAGACATTGGTGATTTCTACGGGGTGAGCCGACACGACAAAGACCCTCGCCGTTCCTTGGCTGACGAACTTGACGCAATCCGCCAGTTCCTCTTCTACCTACGCAAGCAGTTTCCCCATGCACGAATCCTCTACAAGATCGGTAATCACGAAGCGCGGATGGAAATGTTCCTTGTAAAGAACGCTCCTGTTCTTCTTGGAGTCAGTGATTTTGAGTTGCCAGTTCTCCTCAAGTTTGATGAACTCAATATTGAACTTGTTCCATCGTTGACGCTCATTCGCCTCGGTGATCTGCCCATTTACCACGGACACGAATTGCCGCAGGGTATGTCGTCTCCGGTGAACCCAGCCAGAGGAATCTGGATGCGTGTACAGGAATCGCTGATTTGCGGACATTGGCACCGAACGAGCGAGCATACCGAGAGCACAGGTCTGAACAAGAAGCTGTCCTCTTGTTGGTCAACAGGGTGCCTTTGCGATCTGAGTCCTGACTATGCGATTGTGAACCGCTGGAATCATGGCTTCGTCATGGTTGACACGCAGGAAGACGGCAATTACGAGGTCACCAACCACAAAATCATCAATGGTAGAGTTTATTGATATGAGTCCCCTCGATTTCACCAAGACAGTTCAAACACGCTTGGGGGTTACCCCCGATGGACAACCGGGCGATAAGACGCTGGCAGCACTCGACAAAGCCCTTCCGGCTAACGTTTCGGAAGAACCGATCACCGTAGTCCTACCACAGGGGGGAGCCGTCGATGAGCGAAGCGAAAAGGTCATTTCGACTCTCCACCCTAATCTGCGAGAAAAAGCCCGTGAGCTAGTGCGTAAAGCTGCCACAAGCGGTATCACGATCAAGCTGATCTCGGGTCTGCGGACTTATGACGAGCAGAACTCGTTGTACGCTCAAGGCCGAACCGCTTCGGGCAAAATCGTGACGAATGCTCGCGGAGGCTATTCCAACCACAACTTTGGAGTGGCTTTCGATGTTGGAGTGTTTGTGCATGGTGCCTACATCGATGAGTCCCCCGCCTACAAGACTGTTGGGCAACTTGGCAAAAACCTCGGTTTTGAGTGGGGCGGAGATTGGTCGTCCATCCAAGACCAACCTCATTTCCAACTCCGCCCAGCTTGGGCCAAAGGAATGAAGGAAGGTGAAATGCTCGCAGAAATGCGTGCTCGCAAAGCTTCTGGTAAAGATGTCTTCTAGCCCTTATGCTTGCAGTCGTAACCTGCTTTTTTAACTTCGGGAACTTCAAAAGACCCCAAGCCAACCTCCATCGCTTTTTACGCCAGATGGAGAGAGATGGGGTAAAGGTATTTGGAGTTGAGGCGCACTTAAAAGGAGCGATCCCAGTAACTAAGTATTGTGCTGGGTGGACGCAAGTTCCAATTGAGTCGCATAACCAGATGCTCTGGCAAAAAGAGGCGGCAATCAATCTGGCAGCTAAGACTATTTCCCTTACCTTTACCAACTTGGCGTGGATCGATTCTGATGTCTGGTTTGACAACCCCAACTGGGTCCAAGACACTGAATCCGCTTTGGAACAATATGAAGTCGTCCAGATGTTCAACTATGCCGTATGGACCAGCCCAGAAGGGAAGTTGTCTTTGCGAAAGCCCTCGGTAGTGATTGAGGACTTGAACGCCCAGTGGAAAAGCCACCCCGGCTTCGCATGGGCTATGCGCCGTTCTTTATGGGAAAAAGCGGGAGGATTGTTTCCCCATGCGGTTTCTGGGGCCGGAGACACGGTGATGAGCTTGGCGTTCTTGGGTAAAGCTATCCCATTTGGGTTCAACCAAAATCTTGGAGCCAACCACACTCTGTTTGAGAAATGGAGGACCGCATTTGCGGGGGTTTCCACAGGAGCAGTTAAGGGAACATGTTACCATGAGTGGCACGGAACTACCGAGGATCGAGACTATGTAGGGCGCAGAGAACGGGTTGCCAAAATTGATTCTGAAAAGGATTTACAAATCGCCTCAAACGGCTTATTGGCATGGACAAGTTCTGCTGACCCCAAGATAGTCGGAGCCGTCCGGCAATACTTCACTTCCAAAAATGACGACAAATTCTAAGCCCACTATTGTAGCCTTCACGGGCATCGCTCAAGTTGGAAAAACCACCGCTGCTCAGGGGTTCCTGTCCATCGGGTATGATCGCATGTCCTTTGCCGACCCACTCAAAGCGATGGTTCGATGCCTCACGCACGTCACCAATAAAGATGCTCGACCCGAAGAATTATGCGGGAAAACCCTACGTGAAGTTTATCAGTCCATTGGGACCGATTGGGGTCGAAACATGGTCGGTCAGGATATTTGGATCAGGGCTGGCAAAGCCCGATTAGAAACCTTGATGGGGGATGTTCTTTGCGGTGTGATTCGTGGAGTTGTCATTGACGATGTTCGTTTTGACAACGAAGCAGAGTTGATTCGAGATATGGGAGGTGTTGTGGTTGAGATCACTCGCCCAAACTCTATCCAGATGGACCACCAGTCAGAAGCAGGAATTTCCCGATCCTTGATCGACTACACTTTTTCCAACCATACGGACGCGGACAGTTTGAAGGCACAAGTGTTGTTCCAGTTATACTACAAGCCTTGATTGTCTGTTGAAAAAAGAGTAGTGTATTTTTAACATGGCTACTGCGAACTCCGCCTCAAAACTGCTGCCCTCGCAGCGGATTCCCTTCAACCCTACGAGCACCGATGTGTTTGTGGTGGAGAACTTCAACGTAGTTCAGTCTCCGAATGACTCGATTCCAGTTTATGGGACTCCGCACGATACCATATCCAAGCTCAAGTCTTGGCCCCACCATAAGTTCTGCCTTCAGACGCAGCCGGACGAGAAAGGCAATTATCAGCGGTGGTACGTAGCTGACCAAGCTTCCCAAAACCTGTACAACTGGGAGATCAGCGATTCTGGTCCTTGGCCTGCTATCAACCAGACGTTCATCATCCCCCGTGCGGACTACCGTGCGCTTCCGGCAAACCCCTCTACGACCTACCCTGCTCCGCCGAATCCGCCTATCAATACGACAGGCTATGAGATCACTGCTACTCAAGAGCAGCGAATCGGGGAACCGAAGTTGGACAGTCTATATGTTTCCGTCCAAGTGACTCGGGAGAAGACGAGCACCGTCAACACTTCGTATGCCGTCGATCTGGATACCAACACGATCCAAGAAACCAAAACTCAAAAAGTTGCAGCGGGGACACAGGCCTCCGGAGTCGCCGCTGATGGAACCTACAGTAATGTTTCGGTGCAGAACTCCCTGTGGTCGGTAAAAACCACGCAGAAGGCCGCAGGATTGGCCGGAAAAGCGGTTAATGGAGTCTCCACTCGAGTCTTGTACTACCGAGATAACTACACTTGGCCGCGAGTGCTAAATTATATCAACATTCAGGCAATCCACAGTGACCCAAGGAATATCTATTCCCCGATTTCTTCTTTCTCTTGGTCGCCCGTCTGGCTTGCCGATGCGTTTGATGGCCCCTGTGACTATACCTTGGTAGAACGGTGGACTTTGGCCAAACCGATTTTCGGTGGTGATCCTAACTGGCAGACATCTCCTTGGATTGCCAGCCACAGTTATATCGTCGGAGATTATGTGACCTACGGTGGAGCTTTCTACAAATGCGCCGTACCCAACTCGGATGCCACGTTCAATGTGGCGCATTGGGCAACGTCTGCGCCACTAATTCCGCAGGAGACGCCAATGTTGCGATCCGAGATCGTCTTCAACGGAGCCGACTTGAAAATCAATATCCCAGCATGTTTGCATGATCGCTACAGCCTTTGGGACACCCAGTTCTCTCAGAGTTATCCGGCTACAAATCCGACAAGATGGCCCGCTACTGTATTGTCCCGTGTCACGGTAGCTCCCGATCAAGGCGGATACTTGACTCGAATGTTTTACGTCAAGTCTCCGAGCACCGCAGGGAATCCAACCGACATCAACCTGAGCTTAACGGCAGAAACAGCCACGGGGTTTACTTTGTCTGGAACAGTAGCGGCAAACGTAGTGACAGGGACGCTGAAACTGTCCGTCTCTACCGACCCAAATTTCGGCGGCGGCTTTTTGGGGAACTACAATGCTTTGCCCATCGGGACGCATACCCAAAATTTGACCGTCAATACTCCACCGACCATCACTTCTACGGTGATTACTGGAGCTACTCGCGGAGTCACCTACTACGCCAAACTTGTCTGTGTCCCACCTGTTACCGTTCCGCCAGTTGCTTCAGTCATAAGTAATCTCTGCATCGCTTTCACTGACCCGCAGCCGGAACTATCTGTGGTGAATAAAGGTAGCGAAGCCTTGATACCTAGCAGTTCTCCATACACTGATGCCAGCACCGCTCCTGCTGTTAGTGTCAATAGTCAGTCCACGCTAGCCCTTAAACTGAACAATATCGGGTTAGAGTCATTATCAGGATTCTCTGCGACTATAACCTCGGTAATTGCGGGTGAAGCGGACATGTTCACCTTTCAGGCATTTCCAGCTTCTATTGCCCCATCAAACTCCGCCGATTGGAGTGTATATTTTAAGCCAACATCGCCGGGCTTTAAAAACGCTACTATTACGATCACAAGCAACGCTTTGACGACCTATGTCATTAACGTCGCAGGGACGGGGGTAGCTGCTGATATCCAAGTTGAGTTGGTTCAAATGCCAACCAATCTTATTCTTACCAATGGGGCAAATACGATAAATTTTGGAACGGTCACTGATACCCCTTCAGAAAATACATTTATACTAACGAACGTAGGAAACGATGATATTCCGTTGCGTGAGCTTGCCGTAGTCGTCGGCGGGGCGAATGCCTCTGACTATATACCCTCGGCCCTATCCGTGACGGAGCTAGCAAGTGGAGTATCTACTTCATTTACAGTAACTTTTGACCCTGTAGGAGAGGAGACATCCTCCAGCACTCGCACGGCTACACTGTCCATCACCAGCACAGATGCCGACGAAAGCCCCTTTACCATCAGTCTGACCGGAGTTTCACAGAACCCAACCGCTCCGGGGGCTGTCGATCCGGATTGGAACGCAAACGTCAACGGAACTATTTACGGAATTGCCCACCAATCAGATGGGAAAGCTATTCTTGTTGGAGATTTCACTCAAATTGGAGCAACGACACGCAACTATATTGCCCGAGTTGACGCTTCGACAGGTGCTCTCGACACTGGTTTTAATCCGAATGCGAACGGATTCCTTTTGTGCGCTCTTGTTCAACCCGACGGAAAGATCGTTGTCGGCGGAAGTTTCGGTTATATAGCTTCTACGAGTAGAGCTAATATCGCTCGTCTAAACAGTGACGGAACGATTGACGCTGGATTCGATCCTAGCGCGGATAATTTTGTGCGTTGTCTAGCTCTTCAAAGCGACGGCAAGATTATTGTTGGGGGCGACTTTGCTAACATCGGTGGAGGAGCTAAATCTTGGCTCGCAAGAATCGACTCTTCTGGTTTGCTTGATACAGGATTCACTAGCGAGATCGACACTGTTTCAAATCCAGCGGGTGTTTATGGAGTTACGCTCCTTGAGGACGGGAGAGTAGCGGTTGTAGGGAACTGGTATGATACAGGGAACACGACCACTACGACCACAACAACGGCTCCTCCGACTACTACGACTACTACGACGACTGCTCCTCCTACAACGACAACTACAACGACTGCTCCTCCTACAACGACAACCACGACAACGACGGTTCCGCCGACCACTACAACTACAACGACGACGGTCCCACCGACCACGACTACAACGACCACGACAACTGCTCCGCCGACAACGACGACTACGACAACGACAACGACGGTTCCGCCAACTACGACCACGACGACAGCGCCCCCATAAAATATGCTTGATACAGTGCTTTATGTAGGCAGCGGTATATCCGCAAAAAAGGCGGCTAGTTTGGCTTCAACGGTAAGCGCGACTTGTGCTATCAATAACGCTTGGAGGGTTTTTGACAAAAACACCTTAGATTACTGGATACATTCAGGGGATTTTCCTTCATCTGGGTTCATTCCTTCAGATCACGGTGCAAAGATAATCAACTATTACGATTACAAGGACTCGCCAAGGCGTGTATGCGAGCAGTTGGGTATGCAGTTTGAGCGACCAGAGTACCACATAGGATATACGCTCTACTTCCAAGGGCTTTTCTGGATACTAGATGCATTCAAACCAAAACAAATTCTTCATCTAGGTTTTGACCACGACTATAATAAAGACAAAACTCAAGCATGGAGGGAAGCCAAACAACCTACGCCTCACGATCTTTTCGGGGGAGCCAATCCTGTAGATGCAATTAAATGGGGGGAAGACTTCTTCAAAGATTTTAAGCCGGATTTCTTTTATGGGCACGGTACTCCTGATCCTCTTCGACTTGGAGAGCAAGAACTGGTCAGGCTATTCAAGCAAGCCGAGGAGTACGCAGCAAAGCTTGGCTGTGAGCTTCTGAATGCTTCAGGAGTTACACCAGGTCTTCTACCTTTTAAGCAATGGCCGAAAGAAAAACAACATTTTGACTTCATCGAAATTGGAACTTGCGATTTTGACACTCAAATAGCCTCTGCACCACAAACAGCTAGAGGACTATCCGTTGAGCCAGTGGGGAGATACTTGGATGTTCTGCCAAGCCCCACGAACGTGATAAAACTGGTAGAGGCAGTTTCAGATAGAGAGGGAGTATGTGAAGCTATCTTTGTGTCGCGTGAGGACATTCTGAAGTATGAGCTTCCGACGTGGCTGGCTGGATGCACGCGGATTGATGACATCCACCCGATCATTCAAGGATACTTGAACTCAAAGCAGTTCCCGATTGAGCGACTTCAGCGGGAGCAAGTTCCTATGACCACTTTGGACAGGTTGTATGAAAGATTCGATATTGGCAGCGTCGATTACTTGAAAATTGATACAGAGGGCCACGATACTGTTATTCTAGATGGTTTTGCTCGCGATTTTGTTATCAATTCACGGGATAAGTCGTGGCTACCAAAAAAGATATTCTTTGAGTCTAACTCAAACACGCCTTCTGAAAAACTGGAGCACACACTAACCACCTACCAAAAGTTAGGGTATATTGTTGTTGAATCAGGGTATAATACGACACTCGTCCTGCCATGAAGCTCACCATCTCAATGGCTTGCTACGATGACTATGATGGTGTGTTCTTCACCATCCAGTCGCTCCGTATGCACCACAAACTACCTGATGATACGGAGTTTCTAGTGCTCGACAATAGCCCCAAAGGCGACCATTTGGAAGCGACAAAGCACTTCCTTACCGCAGTCCCGAATAGTCGGTGGATTCATGTCGAAGATAGGCACAGCAGCTTCGTCAAATATGACGCTTTCAGGCACGCAACAGGTGATGTTGTGCTCGGGCTTGATTGTCACGTTCTCTTGGAAACAGGGTTTATCGACCACCTTTTGGAGTGGTGGCAAGCAAACCAAAGGTCGAAGAATCAACTCACAGGTCCACTTGTGTACAACTGCTTGAAGTCGCGTTCGACGCACATGAACCCCGTATGGCGAGGACAGGACTTCGGCACTTGGGGAACGGACGAAGCCGGAGTCAAAGGGGCTGAGCCGTTTGAAATTTCCATGCAAGGGATGGGCTGCTTCTCTTTCTGGAGAGAGCACTTTCCGACTAATCTACCTGACTTTCAAGGTTTCGGAGCAGAGGAGTGGTTCTTCGCAGAGAAGGTCCGAAAGCAAGGCGGCAAGGTTCTGTGCCATCCGATGATGGGCTGGATGCACCGTTTTTGTTGGCCGAAGCGGAATTATTCAGGGGGCGATGGTGCTAGAATCCAGAACTACTACCGAGGATGGATGCACCTTTACAAGTCGCTTGAGCATCCGATGGTGCAACAAATGACCCAGCATTGGCTTACTACCATGCCCCAAAGTAAGCTAGACGAATTGATTCAGGAGGTTATACTCTCGCCATGATTCCAGACCGCATCGCCATTCTCAACTCTGACGGAACTACCGACACATCTTTCGCCGTGGGGGCTGGACTCGACAATACGGGGTATGCCGTGACAGTTCTACCTTCTGGAGAAGTGGTCGCAGCAGGGCAGTTTGGCTTTATTAGCGGGGCAGTTCGCCCAAAACTTGCCGTCATCGAAGCCAACGGAACCTTGGTAGCCGGAGTTCCTACACCATCAGCAGCAGTCAACACGTTGGCTCTTCAGGCAGAAGGTAGCGTCATTTTCGGAGGAGACTTCACTAGCGTCAGCGGCACGACACGGAATCGCCTTGCGCGGCTTCTTCCTGACTTTTCTTTGGAGCCTGCCTTCAATCCAAATGCCAACGGGGGCGTGAATGCTCTTGCCCTCCAAACGGACGGCAAAATCCTAGCAGGAGGCTCTTTCACCTCAGTTGGCAGCACGACCCGTAACCGTGTTGCTAGGCTTTACAACGGCACAGCAGCTAACAACCTGTATGCCGTAAACGCTAATCTCATCAAATGGGACAGGACAGGAACCAGTGAAGAGACGCAGCGAGTCGAGTTTGAATTGGACACGGGTTCTGGCTACGCAACCCTAGCGGGAACTATTTCACGCACACCTTCAGGATGGCAGATTATCCCGACATCTTCTTTGTCTGGCTCTACGAACAATATCCGCGCAACGGCTTTTCCTTCTGACTCTCATAGCGAAGGCATCCAGCAAGTGACAGTCTCCGCACCGATTGACCCTGAAATTCAAGTCGAAATCGACGGAGCTATCCTGACTTCTGGATCAGGAACGATCTACTTCCCGAGCACTCAAGTTGGGTCTTCGTCGATAAAGACCGTGACAGTGCGAAATATTGGACTAGCCAACCTATCATTTACTGGAACGCACGTAACCTTCTCTCCAACAGGCCAATATACCGTTGTCACTCAACCTATTGATCCAGTGCTACCAAGTCAATTCGTCACTTTCGACGTAAAATTGACGCCAACATCTTCTGGGACAAAGACGACCACGATGACGATTCACTCCAATGATGCGGACGAAGGAAGCTTCACAGTGGCGTTGTCTGGAGCAGCCACACCGGGTCCGGGTTCACAAGACTTGTCGTGGCAACCTGTTCCGAATGAAACGGTAACGACTATAACCCAACGCACAAACGGAATAATAGGGCTTGGCGGAGGTTTCACATCTGTTGGAACCCAAACTCGCAATCGTTATGCCTTTGTCGATTCTTTGGGGAATGTACAAGCTCAATCAGGTGCGGGAGTGAACGGCACCGTGTACTGCATGGCGCAACTACCAGACGGGAAGGCATTGATTGGAGGCAACTTTACTACTCAGCATATCCGTAGAATTAATTCAGACGGCTCACTGGATGGAACATTTACTTTAAGTGCCAATGATTCCATTAGCTGTATGGCTCTTCTACCTAACGGTTCAGTTTTGATAGGAGGAAACTTCACAACGCTGACGCTTGGGACTACGGTAACTAGGCAGCGCATAGCCAAGATTGACTTCTCCTCTGCCGGAGTTGCCTCGATCAATGCTTTTTCCTGCACCTGCTCTGGCGGCATTTATTCAATTCTCCCACAAGCAGATGGAAAAATACTTGTAAGTGGATCGTTCTCAGGCATCGCTGGTTCTTCCCAGCGTGGTATAGCTCGTCTCAATTCAGACGGCTCGATTGACGCTACTTTTGCGGCTAATGTGACTTCAGGCGGAGGTATGGCTAATTTAGACGCATCTGGTCGAGTTTTATTTAGCGGATCAAATTATATAGCAGGAGTCGATAAGCGCGGAGTCATCCGACTGACGACAGCAGGAGCTTTAGACGGGACGTTCACACTAGTTGCTTCTTCCGCCGAGGCTTTATCCCCGCAGACCGACGGCACACTACTTCTTGGATCAGCAAACAGCTACCCTGTCAGCACATCCAAAGTAGAAAGGATTACAACTACAGGATCAAACGATTCGACTTTTTCGGCGGCAGCGACAGGTATGGTTCAATCTCTGTGCGTTCAAGAAGACGGATCGTTGCTGATTGGCGGGTATTTCTCGCTGGCTGGAGGCGGGTCTCAAAAGGCAGCCAAGCTCATCAACGGCACAGCTTCCACGGCTTTGTCGATTGTCAGCAACACCGCAGTTCAGTGGCTCCGTGGAGGGACGTTACCTGAAACGCAGATCACCGTGTTCGACCTTAGCCAAGACGGGGGCACCACATGGTCGCGTTTGGGGCAAGGAACTCGCATCACGGGAGGTTGGAGTCTGACGGGAATCTCTCTACCCACAACAGGTATTCTGAGAGCAAGAGCTTACATCCAGTGCGGTTATTTGAGTGGCTCAGTATCCATTCAGGAAGATCAACTTTCCTTCTCTGGGGTGCTTGCTCCTGACCTTCTGCTTCAAGTCCCAGATGGCACGACGATTGCTGATGAAGACCAGACTGGCTACGTCGCAGCGATTGGCGGGGCAACTCTCCCTATCTCTGTGAAACTGGTCAACGCAGGGACAGCAACACTCTCAAGCATTGTCGCCACTCTGTCGGGCGGGACGGGGGACTTCTCGATCACAAGCTACCCACCTTCAAGCATTTCTGCCAGCAACTCGGACACGCTCACCCTCGCATTTGCTCCTGCTATCGGAGTCAAGGGCTATCGCTATGTGAACCTCTACGTCACGTCGAATAACCCCGGCACCAAGAGCACTTACAACGTCCAAGTAAACGCTGCCGCTGTAGCTGTTCCAACCGCTACAACCGGAGCCGCTAGTGCGATCTCTGGCGGGTCTGTTACCTTGGCTGGAACATTTACTCCGAATCACATAGATTCGACAGCTTACTTCCAATACAAGTTGGTATCATCCTCGACGTGGCTCACATCGACTACTGCAAGTTTGGCGGGGTTCGCCCCACAAGCCGCAACGAAAACGATCACGGGACTCACCGTTGGTCAGAGCTACCACTTCCGCGCAGTCATCTACAATGCAGTCAATACCGTGACTTCCATCCCAACAACTGGCACTACGAGCACAGGGCCGTATATTGGAGCCGTTGTCGCATTCACAGCTTAACCCACCATGCCCAATGTCGATCCCGAAGCCGAAGACCGTGTTGCCACTCTCCAAGGGGAGAATGGCGATGAAGCACAGTTCATGGCTACAAGAGATCGAACAAAGGAGATCATCGATCAGCGGTTTGATCTCTACCGCTTCATCTCCGGAGAAGGGGCTACTGTTCACAACTGCCAAGAATCGCTGATTTCTTCCTCCGAATGATTCCTCAAGAAACGTGGGATGCCATGACTCCGGAACAACAAGCAGGGGCTTGGTGGGCGGAATTGGACACCATGCTGACTACTGCTTTGGATGATGTATCTTATCAGGCGGACAATGAGGATACCCTTGTCCTTTCCGGACTCACATTTGTTGTTGGAACCCGTGTTGCCGTTACCCCATGACCTACGAGCAATACCAGCAAATCTACAGCCTAGCCAAGACCCAGATTGAGACTAGGGTCAATAAGCTCCAGCCCAGAGCAGGTAACAACGCCAGCGTCAACGGCATGGGGATTTCTATCGAAGTGCCAATGGAGGGAGAGAGGGAGGCTATTGATAGCTGGGAGTTTTTACTGATAGGTCGAATTGCGGGAGAGAGAGTTAAAGGACGAGAAATAACCCCCTATGACTCAGGCAAAAGGTTTATAGCATCTGTTAGTAGAGATACCTTGCAAGTGGTCAATGGGCCTATATTTACCGATATTGGGTATCAACTTTTTAATGATCCGGAAGAAGAGGGGGAACCAGCCTCTTCCAATAGCTTTACTTTGACTCTTGAGTCCTCCTCGATGGCCGGAACCACCTCGATGGCAGACTATTTATTCTATGGGTATCCACTTCCACAATACGATAAAACTACTTTTCCAGAACTAGGTTTTAAAGTCCGAGTCAAAGTAGTGATTGAAATGTATTCATATGACAGAAGTGGTGAGCCTATCGTATATTCTGAGACAACAATGGAAGTTGGTTATGAGGGGGAAAGCCATTTTTTCTACGCTCCCCTCGATGAATCGGAGGAGGATTTAGACCCTTTTTATTTTCTCCGTATCAAGAGCATCGAGCGCACAGCATGAACCTTTGACATAAGGCCCATCGTCAAGTAAAATCAATCTGCCTATGGACACCCGCCTCACTGTTGCCGATTGCCGCACTGCCCTCTATGAGGAGGTGGACGCTACCGACATCAACTCGGCGGCTTTTATTCCCCGTTTGAACGAGGTTTGTGAGCGTTTCATCAACTCGGGCAAGTGGAAAGGCACCGTGTCTAAGGTAACTCTCCCCGTATCTACGGGCTTTGTTACGCTTCCACGGTGGTATCAGTCGGTCTTGGTGATGAGATACCAGAAGGCTCCCTTCCCAATCTTCTCGCCATTTTATGAGTTCTCGGATAACGGCCCCGGCGAGATTTCCGACACCTACCACTTCCCCGGCGTTCTAATTGACCTTGGCGACGGTTTCTGCACCCAGTCAGACATTACCACTGCGGGAACCCTGCGGGTAACGATTACGGGAGCCGGAGATGCTTCCAAAGTGATTCGCCTATTTGGGGAGGACGCTGATGGCAACACTATCTACGACACCTCTGGAAATCAAGGAATCAACGTCACTACCGTCAACCCAAGCGTTACAACCAGCGTGGTTTTCTCCCGTGTGACGGGTATTCAAGCTCCCGCAAACATGACGCTCCCTTGGACGCTGAGTGTTGTGGATGGGGCTACGGTAACGCAAATTGGTCGCTATTACCCCAGCGAAACTCGCCCCTCCTACCACCGCTATCAGACAGGAAAGACCTCTGATCCCATCCAAACTCTCTGCAACTTGAGGTTCATTCCTTTGGTGGCAGAGACGGACTACGTGAGGCCGGGCAACTTGAGTGCGCTCCGCTACGGGCTAAAAGCCCTTGCTTTCGAGCGTGCGGGTCAACTCGATATGGCAGGCCCATCGTTCACAACGGCGATGACCTACTTGAACCAAGAAGCCAAGGCATCCCGAGGGGGAGCTTCCGGCGTTCCAAACCTCCACTTCTTTGGCGTTCGTGGACGCTCAATACCAACTGTCTTCTAATTATGAAAATGTCAGCATCCGGCCCAGACCGCACCAGCAACGATTTTGGAGCACAGTCCCTCTCCGCTGGACTCAGTAGCAACATTGCCGCCTCTGGAGGTCTTGGAAACACCCGAGCAACCCCAGTTGGTCGCCCCACTACTGACCTTAGTCGAGTTGCTGGGATGGTGTCGAGGGGAACGGCTCGGCCCGGTCAAGTTCAAGCAGCCCAAATGATGTCGCAAGCAGCGAATCAGGAACGTGGCGTTGCCGCTTTGGAGAACTACTACAAGAATCAGCCTCAGAATCCGTTAGCTACCGCCGCTGGAGCTATGGGAGTGGCTACCCCTGCGCCCCCCACCCCGCTTCCTCCTCCAGCCCCAGCATCCACCAACTTATCGGCTCCTCCCGTAATTGGGACGAACCCAACGGGTACTCCAAACAACCTGACTCCCACCGTGGGAACTATAAATCCTATGGCTCCTAAAAAGCCCAATACGCTCAACGCCTTGATGGGGTCGGCATATACGATGGGCGTTCAACCTATGTTCCCAGCTTCTTAATTATGGCTACCTCCATGTTCGACCAATCCGGCAGGCTTTCGTCCGCTGATCCTAAAGTTTCAGAAGCTTTTCTCAAAGCCACTGGAGGACAAACGCTGCCGAGTTCTCCCGCCGCCCAGCGAGCTTGGGAGCTTGCCCAGCAAAGGGCTATGCAACTACAGCAGGGCATGGCCGAGGGTCGTCAAGCAGTCGCTTCTCTAAAAGAGCAGCAAGCCGCAAATCCAGCCACTATTTCCGGACTTCCGTCCAGCCGAGTAGTGACTTCGGACACGGGAGCTAAGGCTGTTTTGGATGCTCAAGGAAACATCGTTGGAACCAACACCGCAGTGGCTCCGGTTTCTGCTTCCGTTGGTCAATTTGCGAAGGAACGTGCCGCTTTTAACAAAGGAGAGGGCACCATGCTTGAGAAAGCTGCTCTCGGCCCGAACATCCGAGATGCTTTCTTGAAGGAGTATGCCAAGCCTAAGCCAGTTCAGGCAGTCTCAATGGAAGAAGCCCCTACAATGGCAGCGGGTGCCGGAGTTCGTCGTTCCTCGGAAACACAGGCTCCTGATCTGCAAACGCTCATTGGCAAAGATGCGTATGCCGACAAGCCTTTCCCATTCTTGGGCGGGCCAAAGCAGTCTCTGGCTAACGCCCCCATCTTGGGCGGGGATAAGTCAGTGGCTTCGGAGATGGCTAAAGCGGCTACTGCTAGGGAGACCTCCGCGAAAATGGAAGCGGTTACTGCGAAAACAAAAGCTGCCGAAGATGCCATTAAGAAGGCAAAAGCCTCCGGAACCAGTACTCCTGCGGAGGTTAAAAAGCTGACAGAGGACTATGCCAAGGCACTATCTGAGGAAGAGGCGATTACGCTATCTCCGGAGGAACTTGCTGCCAAGGCAGGGCAAGCAACGAACTGGCTTGGCGTTGTGGACAATCCCGGACTCTTAGGCAGCGCAGGAGCCACTGCTAAGAACATTGGTCTTGGGGTTTATGATGCTTGGAACAATTTGATTGACCGTCCTTACAGGAATCTACTGTTTGGGGAGCAAGGCATTCCCGATTCCAATGCTCAGATTCGGTTCTTGGCTGAACAGGAAAACCTACAACGTGCCGCAGGACGCTGATTTATGGCATACAACGAACTCACTCCCGAAGAACAGCAAGCAGTGCAGCAGGCTCTTTACGCGCCTCCTCCTGCTATGTTCCAAACCGCGCAACCCCAACCAAGTGGAATTGACCCCAAAACTAGGGCAATGGCTGCGGCTGGGATGCTCGGTTCTTCGGGTCAGTTCATTGAGCAGATTGCCCGCGAGCAGGAGAAGCAGCGGGAATTGGCGAGGGTAGCGGACGTTGCCCGTGCCGCTGCGGCAATCAATCCTCTCGATCCCGACTACACCAAGAAGGTGCAGTCCTTGGCGATGCGTGATCCCCAAGCCTTTGCCACAGGGCAGGTGCAGCAGACTTTGGCTATAGGAGAGCAACAGCGTCGAGAACAGACGGCACAGCAGAAGCTCATGCAGACTGCAATGGAAGAACAGCAACTGGCGCAGGCCAATGCCGCCCTCCAGACCGCTACTCCTGAGCAGATTGCCGCCTTCCAAGCCTCCGGTTCCCCTACCTCCTACAAGCTGCGGGATACGGCACAAGCTGCCCAAAGGAGCCAGTCTGAAGCCGCAGACTATGCGATGCAGATGCCAGAACATCTCCGCAAAGGTTTGGAAGCTGCTCCAGCCTACAAGGCAAAAGCTGAACTCAATAAGTTCCGCAGCCAACTCCCTCCGGCTCTCGCCAAGATTCAGTCTTTGGATGCCCAGCGGGAGATCGTTGATCTGGCAAAGGAATGGGAACTCGCCACCCAGCAGGATGCAGAAGCCATCAAGGGCAAGAGCAAGCGTGAGCTTGCAGACATTCCGCAGAAAGCCCCTGCCATTGCTGCTGACATCCATGCGTTGTTAGGCAAGACCGATGGCAAGGAAGCCTCTGAGGCAACCATCCGCGCTCTACGGGCTGCGGATAAACACTTCCAGAGTCCCCAGCAGGCGCACTCGGACTACATCAACTCGATGTTGCAGAAACCTTGACCGAGGGGCTATTTTCGAGCATTGTAGCTGAATATGGCTACTCCTCCCCTTTGGAATGAAATCGAGTCGAACCCTACCTTTCAGGAGCTAGCTCCAGAGCAGAAGTCCAAGGTGTTGTCGGGGTGGTCACAGCAGGTGATCGAGCAGGCTAAAACGCCTGAAGAAAAGCTCGCAGTTGAAGCTATTGCTGATGCCAAGCACAAGTTCTTCGCAGGTGCTCCGATGCCTGAAAATATGGGTGATTACGTCAAGACGTATGCCCAGCAGAAAGCTCAACAGGAAGTTGATGCCCAAGCTAAGGAGAAGGCAGACCGTCCCTTCTTTGGTTTTGGAGATACCCTCAACGCTCTTGGCACCATTGCCAGTAACCTGCCCACCAATGTCAAGGCTGCTGCCTACCAACTCAAGGAAGGCTTGGCTATGCCCAGCGAGCGTTCCCAAGGCTACCGAGATGCTATGGCGGAGAAGAAGGCGGCTGACGAAGCCGTTCAAGCGGATCAAGCTCAACGCGAAGCTCAAGGATTGGCGACTTCAGTTGGAAGTGCTGGACGCGAGTTCAGCAACAGTTCTGGTTTCTCCGGTGTTGCGATGGGAGCCGCTGCTCTTGGTGGGGCTGCTGGCGAAGCCGCAGGCTTGCCTATTGGTGCCGCTATTGGCGGAGCAGCTACGGCTCCCGCTGGTGGTGTTGGCGTGGCCCCCGGCGCAGTCGCTGGCTCCGCTATTGGCACCGCCGTAGGTATTATTGGAGGCTTGGCTTCTTCTGGAGCCGCTGCCTACCGCATGGCAGGGGCTTCCTTCTTGGACGATGCCTTCGCGCTGGCAAACGAAAAGTCCGTTCAGGAAAAGGGTCGCCCTCTGGACAAAGACGAAGAGAAAGCTCTCCACGCCCAACTTCTCCCGATTGCCAAGAATACTGCTCTGTGGGAAGCAGGCCCAGAAGCTATTGGCAACGTGTTCACAATGGGCGTTGGCAAGCTCCTCTTCAAAGATATTGGCAAGGAAGTCGCCACCACTTTGGCAAAACGAGCGCTCACCAAAGCAGGTTTGGTTGCCGCCGACGTTGGCGTAGAACTCGCAGGCGAAACCGCTACTCAGGTCGGTGGGCAAGGCTGGGATCAAGCCAAGATGGAAGCTATTCTGGCAGGCAAGAATCCAGATGAAGTTGCCAACCCGTATGCCGGAGCCGCTGGCATCGCTAAAGGGTTTGAGGAGATTGCTCCCGCTACACTCTTTGGTTCTGCTCTCATGGGTGGCGGTGCTGGCTTGGTTGGTCTTGCCAAAGATCAATACGTCAAAGCCCAGAAAGCCAAGGCGGAAGAGATTGCTGCAACTGCCGCAGCTTTAGCAGATGCAAATGCCCCGCAGGTTCAGAATGCTTTGGTGCAGACTGCCGTGGAAGCGGCTGCTACTCCAGCGGAAGCTCCTCCGATTGAAGGGCAGGAGTTCTATGTGCCTACTGAAGAAGACAAATTCCAAGAGGCAAAAGCGGCGGCTATTCGCGCCTATGAGGAGCAAGTGCGTAAAGCAGAAGCTGTGCGTGCCGCCAATGATGTAGTAGAAGCCCCACCTATCGAAGGGCAACCATACGAGGATGAAACCCCGCTCCCCGCCCCAAATGCCAAAATTCAAAGTGATCTTCCAAGCAGCATACCCGCCCCCACAGCCCAAGACTCGGCCCCCAGTAGTGGTCGCGTTACGCCAAGTTCTAGCGAAACGATAGAAGCCCAACCTATCGAAGGACAACCATTTGAGGAAACAGTAGCTCCCGAAAGGAAAGCCGTCACTACCACCAGAGTTGCCGCCAAGCCTACCGTCATGGCTAGGCCCGCACAGGCTCCGACTGTTCGGGTTACAGAGGTGGCTCCTTCTGAGGAAGTCAAAATTGTTGCAGATACCAAGCCTCGCCCTGCTGGAACAGCGCAAGATCAAAAGATCATGGTTGGGCGCGCCCAAGTGGGCGTGATCAAGCAGGAACCAAGCCGTGCTAACCCCAAAGCCAAGAACTTCTATGCCATCTATAATGCGGCGGGAGAGTTTGTTCAGGAATTTGGGAACCTCACCCCAGCAAAGAATGCCGCCAAAAAGATCGCCAAGGATTTGGCGACACCTGCTACCGCTCCAGTGGTGGCGGAAGTAGCCCCCGCGCCCGAGGCTAAGAAGGCTGTCGTCCCCAAGGGTAAAATGGCTATCCCCGAAGAGTACACGGCAAAGATGCTCCCCAATGGGAATGTTGAATGGCAGCACCGTGAAAGTGATGGGCGAGTTTACAAAGCCAGTTATCTCTCCTTGGAAGCTCTGCAAAATGAGTTTGCCATTGGCTCCCTAGCGGACAAGTTTGGTAAGGTGTTTGCCAACAAGATTGCTAACACTCTCAAAAAGGGGGAGACAATTTCTGTTCGGAAGGAAAAGGAAGCCCCCGTCGAGAAGCCAAAAAGCTACCGCAAAACTTCCCGCTTCTCAGACAACCCCAATACGCAGCAGCCCGACATCCTCAATTTTGTGGCTGATTCGGACATGGTTGTGCCGAGTGCAAAGTTCAAAGCTGCTGAGAAAAAAGCTGGGAAATCCGTTGGCGGAGAACGCGACCCTTTACGGGATGTTGAGCTTGATGAAGGGGAGAAAGCCAAACTTTGGACGGTTTCGGACACGATGCCCTTTGACTCCAACACGATTGATGTTGTTGCCAATTTAGCGTTTGAGGCGAACTTCATCTCCGCACCAAATGCGGATGCCTTGATTGAGGCGATGGTCAAAGCCAGCAAGGAGCGCAAAGCCGGAAGCATTGCAGACCAACAACAAGCAGTGATGGACGAGCAGGAGAAACAGACCTTGGCTTTCGAGGAAGCTGTCACTACTCCCGCCGAGGATAAAGAGCGTATCGTTTCCTCTGCGGTTGTTGTTGGTAAAAAATACACCATCTTGGGCGAAGAATTTACTGTCACAGAAATCACCTATGACGAGGCGGATGGAACCCCTGTCGGAGTCGTCTTAACCAGCCCTACCTTTGGGGAGCAGAAGGCCAGTTTGGAAGAGCCTTTCTATGTAACCAAGGTAGCGACTCCCAAGAAACAAGCTGGGCTTGAAAGTCTCCTTGAGGGAACCCAATCCACTCGCCCCAAGAACAAAGGGGAAACAGCAAAGCCACAGGCTCCCGACTTGCTTGCTGAACTTGGTGCGGCTACCCGCGCAGGAAAAGCCGAGCAGGATCAAGGCAAGATGGAGATACCTGCTGCGGAGAAGCCAGCCACGGAAGTTGCGCCAGCCACGGAAGTTGCGCCCGCCACGGAGTCGGCGCAGCCCACGGAGGCTCCACAGCTAACTGAAAGACAGAAGTCTCGACTTGCCCGAAAAGAAGTCACCCAAGAAAAACTTGATGACTTGGCAAAGCGGAGACAAGCGGCTGCGGACAAGTTCAGGAAATCTTTGGGGAGAACCAGTATGGCTGGCTTGGACTCCGAGCAATTCGCTGCGGCTTTTGAACTCGCAAAAATCTCCGCTGAAACCGGGGCTGTGAAGTTCACTGATTTTGCTCAAGACGTTCGGGATCAGTTCCCCGATCTTTGGGATAACGTCAAAGACTACCTTTCTGGAGTCTGGAATCAGCTTGCCCTTAACAATGAGGAGCTTGAGGAAGCCCCTTTGCCGAGAGAAGCAAGAAAGCTGATTGCCCAGATGGAGGCTACCGAAGTCGCTCCCGCCACAACGTCGGTGAAACCCACGAAAGTAGCTCAAGCCACGGAAGTTGCTGCTGCCACGAAGTCGGCGCAGCCCACGGAAGTCACTCCAACCATCGAAGAAGAGCCAGTAACCGAGCCTATCAATGGGAAGCTCAGTATCGAGACTCTGAAAGAGAAAATGGGTTTTGGGAAGCAGCGCAGAAAAACGGTTGCCGAAGTGTTTGGACTCAAACCTGAATACCTCCTCAAGACCATCTTTGAGCCTGCTGCTCTCGCCAACGCTGATGCGGAAACTACCGAGCAGATTAACAAACTGCGTGACTTGATTTCTCAGACCGAGGAGTACAAAGCCTACAAGAAAGAGCAAGCCATGAGCGAGTCAGAGGTTGCCTCTGAGCGCAAGAAGTTTGAGGAGAAGCTGCCGGATGCGCTAACCAACATCAACGCTGCTGGCTTCGTTGCCACAACCCTGCCGGATGGATCAATTGCCATCGCTACCAAAGGTGAAGCCGCTACGGAGCGTGGAAAAGCTGCCTTGGTTTCCAATGGCTTCTCCTACGACAACCAAAAGGGCTGGGTCAGCAAGACTTATGCCCGTGTGGTTGAGTTGGCGCACAACATCTCGGATGAAGCCTACGGCACCGCTGTTGGCAACGAAGCTGTTGTGGCTTCCAAGATCAACAAGATCAGGAAGGAGCAGCGCAAGAAGCTGGCGGATCAGGAGAATCAGAGCGAGCCTCCAGCGGGTAAAACGGCTAGGTCTTACATGACCACCAAGGTTTTTGAGTTCTTCAAGAGTGCCCTGAATCGAGCATTGGGCCAAGAAGCCGTTAAAGGTGGAAAAGTGTCGATTCCTTCCCAAGCCTTGGAAGAACAGCAGTGGGACTCCATGCTGATTTCCAAAGCTCAAGCCGATGGGAAGCCGATGTATCTGCTTGCCTCCAGCGCAGGCACAGGAAAGACCTTCGTGATGGGTTCGGCTCTTGCCAATATCCGCAGCCGGAATCCTGAAGGACGGATTGTATTTGTTACCCGTAGTCAGGAACTCATTGCTCAGGTCAAAGAAGATTTTGCCAACTTCCCTGAAGTGCAAAATATCGAGTTTATGACCTACTCCAATCTGGACGACAGCACCAAGTATGTGCCTTCCGATTCGGATGTTCTGATCTTTGATGAAGCGCATGAAGTCCGCTACGGCTTGAGCGATACCTCTTCCCGTTCCAAGAAAGCTGCGGAGTGGATGAGTAAAGCAAAGTTTACACTTCTCACTACTGCTACCCCGTATGAATCCATTGAACAGATGGAGTATCTCAAGGCTACTGGAGTCTTTGACTCCTTGAGAGAAGTGCGTGGGCTGTTTGATGACGGTTGGTACAACTTCGCGGCTATCGCTGGAGCCAAGGTGCTGCAACGTGATGGTAAGCCGTCCTCCTTGGACTTTGACAAGATGACTCCTGCTGATAAAAAGGCAGGGCAACTCTATGCCCGCGAGTTTCTGCGGAAGAACGGCATGTTCTCTCAGCGCAGTGCTCGCATTCCTGATGGCATGTCAGAAGCTACTTTCCAAGGGGTCAAAGGCTCCGCTGAATGGAGTGTGCTAGCCGATGAGATCAAGACTGCCTTTGATAAGGTTGAGAAGCCATCATCTAACGACAAGGGTTTCTACACCAACATTCTCAAGCGCATCTTGGAAGCATCTAAAGCCAATGCCGCCATTGACTTGGCTCGTAAAGAAGCTGCCGAAGGTCGTCAGGTGGTGATCTTTGTGGAAACTAAGTCTGAGAGTGATCGCAACTTGGTGGAGATCGTGGAGAAGTGGGATGCCGCGCAAGCCGAGTATCTTGCAGCTAAAGCGGTCAACCGTGATGCCCAGTTCGTGGTGCCGGAGGGCGTTCCAAATCTCCCCGGCGTGATCGAGATGTTCCGCAACCTGATTGAACAGGGGGTGGGTAGCATCAACTTTGAGTCCGCCCAAGATAAGTTCAAGAAAGCCTTTGGGGATCAGGTGGTTTTCTACACTGGCGACGAAGCAGGAAAAGTTGGACAAGACTCTCTGAGCCGCTGGGAGAATCCAGACTCTCCAAACCCTGCCCCTATCATGGTCGCCACGATGGCTCGCGGAGGCACGGGCTTGTCCCTCCACGATACGAGTGAGGGTGGCAAGTATCCGCGCACCCAAATCATGCTCAACCTTCCTTGGAGAGCCTCTGAAGTGGAACAGGTTGCAGGTCGAACAGTTCGCTATGGCATGACCAGTGTTGCTCGCGGCTTCTGGTTATTCGCCAACAATCTCTTCAATGAAGCCGGATTGGCTTCTCGCGTGGGCGAACGCCTCAACAGCATGAACATGCTAGTTCGTGGGGAGGTTACTATTGCTGCGGACAAGATTGTAAATCAAGACTGGGTAGCCAATCTGAGCACAGGTAAAGTCGTGGAGATAGAGCGGATTCCAGACACCCCACCCGTTGGAGGTCTTGCAGCCCAAGTTGGAAATACCAACAGCCTTAATCTAAGTACTCAACCTCCTGCTGGGAAAATTGTTGGCGGCATCACCGAACAGAATGCCAAGAACGGTCTGGCCTTGATTGCCAAACTGATCCCTATGGCAGGTCGCATGGTTCGCCTTGCAACCTCTGCGGAACTTCTTGCAGACGAGTCCCTTACCCCTGCCGAGAGAGCCAGTGTCCGCAGTGGCGCACAGGGCTACTACAGCAATGGTAAAGTGGTGGTCATCATTGATCAGGTGAAGCAGACTATCTTCCACAAGAATGCTGACATTGCCGCAGCATCCACCATCCTCCATGAGTTGATGCACCACGGCACAGCCGTCATTCGTAACAGCACCGATAAGCTGCTCCATGCTTCATGGTTATCCATGATTTCGGAGTATGTCACCGAGGCACAGATTGAGCGTTTGGTAAAAGTCTCCGGCTATCGTGCCTATGCCAACTGGCGCACAGATATGGATGTGAAGGAAAAGGCGATGGAAGAAGTGTTTGTTCGCCAGATTGAAGGTTTGTTTGTTCGCAAAGGAAGCCTTTCGTTTGTAGAAAAGACCAAGCTCCAGAAGTTCCTCCGCTGGGTGAAGTCCTTCATCAACTCTGCCCTTGGTCTGCCACAGTCCGCTCAAATTCCAGATGAGCATTTGGAAGACATGGGCCAGATTTTCATCAAGGCTATCAACGCCGCCAAGTTCACTGAGCGGGCGCAGGGTGGCTCCCAATCAGTTGCCCCGGTGGACAAAGAAACGAGCAAAAGACTGTCTGATGCTCAACAACTTGGGGTTGATTACCCAGTTCCGGAAGGACTGCCTGAAAACTCCACGGAGGCTTATGAAGCCCATTGGGCGAAGTTCACTGGTGATAAGGATAATAAAGCCACTAAGGAACAAAGTCAGGCGATGAATCAAGTTCCCTTCGCTGTAGGCGAATATGGGCTTCCTATTTTCTTGCAAACGGGCAATAGGGGCAAGCCCAACAATACTATTTACGAAGAAAATGGATCTATTCATCGTCGATTCATGCTTGGGGATACTGTTGCTTCGGTAATGATAGGGAAAGACAACTCTGTTCATTTTTCAGTGGCGGACAGTATTGGAGAGTCCGTCGGTAAAGGAGCTTTCAAAACAATGAACGCTCTGATGCCCTATTTGGAGCAACTTCTCCGAATCCATTCTCGAAAAAATCCCGGAGTGACCTATACTTTTGTAGCTAACAGTCCGCGAAAGTCAGCTTTATTTTCAAGGTATGCTCGTCGCTCGGGGCTTGAACTGGTGGGAGAACACAGTTTTCGAGTGATGGAAAAACCAGTCGCAGCAGTATCGGACATCCGTGAATCCACTCCTGACCTTGGTTCGCTGCCAGATGCTCCAACCAATCTCCTGAGTCCTTACAATGACGAGGAGAAAGCCTCTTTGAAAGCCTATAAAGAGGCAAACCCAGAGCTGGGATTGAAGTTTTCCCAGATTCTCGGCTTGGAAGGCTCCATCGCGGATGTGCAGTCCATCGCAGCTTCCGAGAGCTTGGCGTATGAGTACCTCCGACTGGACTCCGACAAAGGTCGTCCGGTTGTGGGCAAAGATGATGTGGATCGCCTCCTTGGAGTCGCCACACAGCTTACGGCAAGGGGTAGCACGTTTGGCCTCACCTACCAACAAGGTAAACCTGACGCAGCTACTGGGGTTCTCCAGATGGTGCTCACCCAAGCGGGGCTTGAGATGGCTCGTAACGGGGACTCTCGCTTGCTCGAGATGCTACGCCAGAACTGGAATGGCATCGTCATGGGTGCCTTCCTGACCCACTCTTCTGCGGGTCGTTTGCTCCAATCCCGTTCCGCATACAAGATGGAAATCTTGGATACCATGTACAAGATGGAGCAAGCCGCCAAAGCCGCTGCCATCAAGCATCTCCAAGAGGAAGGTGTCGAGGATGCGGAGAATACTCTCCGGTCTGTGGAAGAGCTTATCAATAACGCTGAACTCGATGCCAAAGCTCTGGAAGACCTGAAGAAGGCTGTCTCGGGTATCAAGGTTGGAGCGCAGGACGGTCTTGCTGAGCGCATCACCGAAGCTCTCAAATTCACGGGCGGCGAGATCAAGCGCAAGTGGTCGGAGTACACCAAAGAAATCCTCCGTCTTGGGAAGCTAGCGAAGTTGGAAAAAGACATGGAGGAGAAAAAGGCATCGTCTAGCGCAGCCCAAAGCCTCTCTGATGATCTCGGCCTTGAAGAGCCTTTGGAGGTTTTTGCGTCTATTGAGGACGTGCGTAAAGCTATGGACGATTCGAGAAAGAAAATCGCCAAGCTTGGCAAGGAGCTTGGCAAAGCTCTTGGCGCGAAACAACCTGCCCCCCAAGTCACTTCCCCAACTCCCAATATCCCGACTGCCTCCGAAGGCGAGGTAGAAGACTTGGAGGATGTCGAGGACGTGAAAGAGGAGGAGAACCAGAACGAAGCCACCAAGGCTGCGGAAGCTGTCCTCGCCAACCTCAAAGCCTTCTTGGAGAAGAAGTACTCCAAGGAAAAGAAGGCTCCGACCATCTACGCCATCATCAAGAAGGCAGTGGACGCCAACATCGCCAACACTCCGAAGCACACCGTATTCAAGTACTTCGCGGATGATCTCGCCAAAGAACTCGAACCTTTTGATATTGAGGACTCCGTGAAGGAGGAACTCATCGCTACGGCATGGAGCACATCTTCACGCTATGCCGAGAAGGAAGCGGAGGAGATCACGGACAGGTTCCTAAAGAAAAAAGAGGTTCAGGACAACCTCAAGACTGAGGATACCGTCAAGCTCAAAGCCCTTGTAAAGGAGTTTCTCCGTAACAAGAAGAAGCTGGAGGAACAGGACTTCGTGGATGCCATGACTCCTCTGGTGGAAGCCTTGAAGGTGCCTGCCAAAATTGCTGGAGAACTGGCAAGGGCGACTTATGGGGAGCACTTGGTCCGCAAGGAGGCGGCTCTCCAAAGGATGCTGGACCGTACCAAGGAGTCCCTCTTGGCGGGTAGCCGCAAGACTCTGGTTTCCCAGATCAAAGCTGCTAACCCAGCCGACATCAATGATGCTGCTTGGCAGGATGCTGCGCTGCGGAAAGTGCTAACCCTCAGTGGCATCCTCCCATCTGAACTTGACCGTGCAATGTCTGAGTTCAGTGATGCGGACAAAGCTCTCATCTTCGGGACTACCGTTGCCAAGATGAATCAAGCCGCTTCGGAGAGCATCAATAAAACCCATGAACGCCTGATCAAGAATTACGAGGAGTACCTCAAGCAGCCAACCAATGCTGCCAAGCCTACCCCTTCGGAAACCCTCCGTAAGTTGGTTCGTAACTTAGTCGCCATTGATATTACTCGCCCATTGTTTGTCACTCAAGCTGCTGCCTTTGGTGCCACGGAAGCTCAAGCCAATCGTCTTTATGACTTGGCAATGACTGAGCGTTCTCTTCGTAAAGGAGAGGAAACTTCCACGACCAAGATGGGGGTCTTGGTTGACTACATCACCTCTGATGCGTCTCTTCAGAACGACCCAAAGCTACGCCTTGAAGCCATCAAGTCTTGGCTGAAGCGCAATGGTTATACCTCACAAGCTGCGGACAACTCTGCTGCGGCAATTGATGCGGCTTTTGACGAGCATGTGGTAGCTGCTCAGGTAAAGGCAATGGAGAAGTTTGAGATCAAAATCTCCAGCCGCAAGCAGGCCGAACTCAAGAAGAAAGCTGAGAACACCAACGTCAATGTGGCGGAGAAGCAAGTGGAGAAGCTGCAAAAGCTAATCCGTATGGGTCTTGGAAAAGACCGACTTGACCCAACCAAAAGTTTTGCCAAGGCTGCTGGATACGAGAACCTGCAACCGAGCGACTACAAAGCCTTTGGTGAACTCGATCTCAAGATCACGCAAGCCAAGGCAGATCAGCGAGTCCACGACTATGCTATTGCCGTCAAGGAACTCTATGAGCTTCTTGCTCGCCGGAAGCTCGAAATGGGCTTCTTGACTCGTCTTGCCATCTCTTACAACAACAGTGCTCTTAGTGGTCTTGGCACTCTCGCCATCAACATCATTGCCCCAATGGGAGCGTTGATGACTCGCGTGGGTATTGACATGGGTGCGGCAATCGCTCGCGGAGACATCCAAGCGGTCAAAGACATCTTCAAGGTGTTACAGGATACAGCTTCCATCATCCGGCAGGAAGTAAAGTTCAGTATCACGGGTGGTGCTAACACCAATGACTGGTCGCGAGTCATTATGAATGCCACTACATTGCAGCAGCCAATGGTAAAGGCTTTGCAGAAGATCAATGATCCAAAGACTTCAGCGTTTGATAAGCTCAAGGCTCGGATGATCGTGGTGCAGTCCTACACGGACGTTACCCGCCGAGTCCTCATGGCGACTGACCATGTTTGGTTCTCCATGATGGACAACTACTTCCGAAAGACTCAAGCCCTTGAGGTGATGCGTCGTGCAGGAGTTCAGGATCAGAACAAGATTCAACAGGTAAGAGCTATCCTATTCTCTGGCACCAATGTCTATGGCCCAAGGCTGGCTTATGAACTCGGTGTTCTCCACCGCTACGAGAACGCAATTGAAGGGTTCCGTGGACTCCCAGATGCCAAGGCAAAAATCCTTGATCTGGTTACGGCTCCTTTGGACGCTAACCTGACCGTGGAAGCCCGCCAGTTTGAAGAAGACATCCGTGGAGATATTCGACGGGCATCGCAGGGCAACCTGTTGTCTCAAGCCACGGCTGTTAAACAGGCTCTGGGTGCCGCCCGCCTTCAGCGCACTCTATCCAACATCCGAATCCGCGACAATGTGGCTCGCGACATCAACTCCGCTATCAAGGGCATCCTTCCAGATGTCCAGTTCCCTGAGTTTGTGGAAAAAGAATCTGCTTATGAGATGGGCGTTCATCGCGGAGAGGACTCTCCAAATTTGGACGTGATCAATAACATCGTGAACGCCATTCAAGGGGCAGGGAATAACGTGATCAAAAAGCACCCAATCGTGGGGCGTATGCTTCTTGGTTACTTTGGTATTCCGTCTAACCTTCTTAACCGAGCCATGTGGTTTACCCCGTATGGTCTGATCCGGTATGCGATTGCAGCCAAAGCCCGCAAAGACTTGCTGGTAGGCCCGAATCCTTTCTACCAGCAGTCGATGGCTACCAACGAGCAGATTCGTCAACGCTTAGTGGAAGCCATCGTTGGGACAACTGCAATCTCCATTCTCATGGCGCTCAAAGCCCTGAGTGATGATGAGGATGATGACCTCTTCAATGTTACCCTGACAGGCCCAACCAATAAGACTGAGCTTGATGCTTGGAAAAAAGCTGGGCATCGCCAAGGCTCCATTGAAATGCGAGTCGGAGACAAGATCGTCTCTCTAAACGTGATGCGTGGGCCTTTGGAGCCGCTCAAGATTGCTCTCCTGATGGTAGGGGCTATGGACGACATGCGCCTGAACCGGAAAGAGAACGACGGTGAGTTTGCCCAATACTTCTCGGAGTATATGTCAGCAGTTCTCTCCGGCTGGAGCAAGCAAGCCGCCTTCTTTGGTGCCAAATCCACCATCGGAGCGACTCTGGCAGTTGACCCTGATTCCAAGGTTCTTGGAACGGCTCTCTACAAGCTCAACCCCATCATCCCATTCTCGGGTCTGATCTCTTCAGTTGAAAAACTGATGACTGGCGGAGACAGGTTCCGTGGGCGTGAAGGTTCTCTCTACCTCAACCTCCCAATTGCTCGATCCCTGCTCACTGAGCGGGCTGTCAATGCTCTTGGCGATCCCCAAGGTTTGAACCCTTCCTCCGCATGGACTGAGGGCAACGAACGTGCTTGGTATGCAGGCTTCCCGCTCATGGTTGCCGGAACCCCTACGGGTAACGACAAGAAGGTTTACGGGTTCATTCTGGATAGGGGGATTGCCCCCGGCCTGCCCCAACGCACTGCCCTTGAAAACAAGAACGGGGTCATGTCAGATTCCAACTGGCAGGATTACGTTGCCGTTCGTGGGCAGTTCATCAAGAAGGCAATGATTCGTGACCTTGCAAGGTTGGAGAAAATGGACGATGATTCCGCCTCCAAGGCACTCGGTAACATCGGAACGGAAGCCACTGCCTACGCCAAGAAACAACTCCGCTACAAGTGATTATGACTCCCCTCAAACCTGACCAGAAAGATGCCCTCACAAAAGCCTTCAGCGGCTTCCTTGAAGGGGTTGCAGGCGAAACCGAAATGGAAACCGAGGACTCGGAATCCGAGGATATGCCGAAGAAGAAAGGCAAGGGCATGGAGAAGTACATGGAAGAGATGTAATTGGTTATGCCTATCCCAACGCCCAACTCGCTTCCGGAAGCACTAGACCGATCAATCATCTATGGTTCTGGTCGCTTGCTTGCTCCTTTTTTGGGAGCAGGGGCGTTGTTGCCGGGTTCCGTTGGGCGAACCATGAAGGGGATTGAGAAACAAGCAGCCGATTTCACAGAAGCTAATCGGGATAGTCTTAATCGGTATGGCAACCATGCCGATGTGACGCACCAGTTTGTTGCCGAGTTGCCGGGTCAATTTCTTGCCGCTATCCCCGAAGCGGTAAACGTCATGGAAGCGGCTCCTGCGTGGGCCACACGTTTCATCACGAATCCGGCTCTTCGTCAATCGGTGGCTAAAGCGATTCCTACCGTTGCTAATGCCACGTATGCCGCCGGACGCAGCTATCTTGCAGATAAAGATATTGGGAAGGCTCTCAAAGCGGCTGCGTTCAATGTTGTTGGAGAAAAGCTGGAGCCTTCGATCCGTGCAACGGGAATTTCCGGAAATGCTCTTGGGGGCAGTGCGGAAGCCCTTTCAGATAATGCCAATCCAAGTGCGTTATGGACAGCCTTAAAACTAATGACCGGAAATGATGAAAGCCAACAAAGTGCCCTTAATCCGAAGTATAAAAGCCGTGTTGAAGATGCTTTGCGTGCTTCTCGCTAGCTTTATAATTGACATAGTATTTCACCTTCGATGAAAGTAACCTCTCCCGGACGTGGAACCGCCAACAAATGGCGTTATGCCCAGCCAGAAACAGGAGTAGTCTTCACAGGCTTCTCCTACTGGCAAGTTTGTAACTCCGTGCGTGAACATCGTTCCGCTATGGGCTTGGACTTAGCGGAAGGTTGGGAGGAACGCTTCCAAGATGACCTTTGCAAACAAAACGAACAGGTTCCCTGCACGGGCCGGAAAGCCAACACCTCAAAGCGGTATCTCAAGATGGAGGACATTCGTCGGTTCTTCGTAACCATGAAGAACTGGAAGGGTGACACGGTTCCCCAAGAGGAAGCCGAACGCCGTGCCAAGATTTGTATTTCCTGCCCTTTCAATGTGGTGGTTCAAGGTTGCTGGGGCTGCTCCAATATCCTCAAGAAGGTTGTGGAGTTGGTTGGAAACAAACAGACCTCGCTGGACTCCGCTTTGGAATCCTGCAAGGTCTGTGGTTGTGTCCTCCGCGCCAAGGTTTGGTTGCCTTTGGTCACGGAGAACTTGGATTACCCATCACACTGCTGGCAGGCTACGGAGTCTGCAAATAGTGGCGCAATGTAGTGCCGGAAGTTTCATGGCCCAAAGCAAGTCGGGCTGCGTCAATACCAACTTGGTTGGCAAGGATACGATCACCATACTTGCGTTTGACCGCATTGGCGTATTCAGCCCGCAGACGATGCAGACCTTTGCCATCCATCTCTTTGGTGATGAATTGGCGAATCCAGCGGTTGACCACCGTGTTGAAGAACCAATCTTCAGACGACTGCGGGAACTGAACCAGCTTGCCTTCTGGCAGCGACATCAAGTGATACGCGAAGCCAAGGTCGATGACCAAGCCACTGAGCCAAGAGTTCTCCAAAGCCTGTGAACCCGTCTTGGTGCGGAAGCCCTCCTCAGGGCGATCTTTGAGCACAATCTTGATCTCAGTGCCGCTGGAGGTCAGCCAATGCTTCTGAGCGGCTGCAATCTCGCTGGAGCGAAGCCCTGCGTAGAGAGCCAAACCCACAGTAGTATAGATAGCCCGATCAGAAGCGGATTCCGAAGTCTTCAGGGAGTTCCAAGCATTGATCAGGGAACCAAGGCATCCTTCAGGCAACGCATGACGAGCTACCGACAAGGTGGGTAGAGACGGAACCCTGCGGAGATTGGCAAAGTCCAGATTGATGCCTGCTTCGGCATAGCGGTGATCCAGCTTCTTGGGGAAGATAGAACAAGCAGAACGGACGGCACCCACGATGCTGATGTTCTCCCGTCGAGGTGTGGACAAGTCCATCTTGCCGCCATGCTTGAAGGCAATGAAATCCTCCCAAAGACGGTAGGTGATGGCGCGGGCGCGGACTTCGTGGAGTTCCTTGCCCATAGCAATCTGCACGATGTTGCGGAGGCGAGCCACGTTGGCTTCCGCCACATACTGGCGCACAGGTTTTGGGAACGACAGATAGGCTTGGACAACTTCTTCTAAAGTATGTCCTCCGGTAGCCAAGCGATAAGCGTTACCAAGTTCCTTCTCCACATAGACCTTGGCCCAGCGACGGGCTTCGGTCAGTTCAGTGCAGCCAGTGGATTTGTCAATGTATACGTCTTCCGTGCGCTTCCGCACTCTCCAGCGACCTGTGGCTGGCTCTTTGAACATGTGGAACTCTCTGCCTTTGATTGTGATTGTGTCTGTAGTCATGGCCGAAGCAATAATCTACCGAGGTTTTATCGTCAATCTATTTCGTCCTACAAACTGCAATTTTCTTCTTATCGTAAGTTAGTTGCACTACTGCAAACAGCTTGCCCATCTGCTTGCCATGATACACCGCCAGAGGAGCGAGCTTCTTCCGCATGGATTTGGGGGCCAAGAAAGACTGCCCGACTTCCAGTTGGTCAAAGGGGTAGATCATAGCCCGTTCGGTCTTTGGCCCCCGCTTGTTGGTTCCCGGCGGGCCAATGCCCACCGGAGTCCTGCGGATGTGGAATTTAAGGGTTTTCTTGGGTTGGGCCATTGTCATCACGATAGATGGTGTAGATGCGTTTTTCGCCATGAGATTTCAGCCATTTCGGTGCATTGGTGCGTAGCGCAAGTTGTGCCAAAGCCCTGCCAAGAGCCTGTGGGCCATGCACTACGCCACGTTGAATATCGCGAAGCGTATCGACGTTAGCGATAGCCTCCATGAGTTGGGTTGGGTTGCCTGTCCAGCAGGAGTCAGTATTCCCTTGTGCCATAAACCAGATTTTGCGCCAGAGGTTGAGAAACTCTTCAACGGAAGTGGAGGTCTGTGCAGACTCCGCAACAGCCAAGAGGTGGGGGTGATGGTAGTTCTTAACTCCCCAACGAGGATCGTTGAACAAGTCAGGAACGATTGCTTCTAGATAGGATTGCCCTTCCAGAAGAAATTGACAGAAGGCTGGGACTTCCGACTTGATCACATCATTGGTCGGGAACTTGCCTTCAAAGGGACGCTTCACCAAGTAGAGTCCGAGCTTGTCAATAAGGCTCAACTCGGTGCTTGGGAGCATTCGGATAGATTCGGGATCGTCGTTCATGTTCACGAACACGCGACCTACCCACGGCAACCGCAAGGATTCACGATACATGCCACGGACAGGGATGTTGTCACAGGCAGCAATGGTCTTGAGCATCTGGGAGAAGGTAGCCGTTGTTCTGGAATCCGCTGAAGCGACTGGATCATCCACGCCCCAAATAGGAGCAGCGACCAAGGAGCCATTGAAGCCATCCTGACCAAGCAGGTAACGGCTCGCGTCCTCCAAGATTCCGTAGATGTACTCGTCTATGGTGAGCATGTAGGTTTTACCTGCTCCTGCTGGGCCTGCGTGAACAATCACTCGACCCCGTTGCAGGCTTCCGGCAAAGGCAGTCTTATATGTCCACATCTTCTCGCCCATTGCGTGGGCAAACTGGATGGGGAACTGAGCACGATTATAGAAGCCCTCGTAGTAGCGGGCTAGATTTGGGAAGCCGTCTCCCCATGCGCCTGAGCGGCTTAGATCGGGCTGGGCAAGTTTGGCCCGTGAAATGTTCAGGAACGGTTGCCCATTTGCCATCACGATGTCCTCCTTCTTGAAGTGGAACGGGAAGGCACCACCAACGGCATGAGAGATTTGGACTTGGTTGAGCACACGATCCATCGGGCTGTAGGCTTGCCCCTCTTCACGGTCATCACCAATGCCCTTCATGCGGAAGTGCAGACGCAGGTCTTCCTTCTGAACTTGCTGCCAACCAAGGTTTGTGTTGCACCTCCAATACTTGTTGGCAGCAGGCTCAAACCAGATGTTCTCGATGGCTTCTCCCATCGCGACATCGGTATGCTTATCCACCCACTCACGCCCAAGGAGATCAGACCAACCGACAAAGCCCACGTCTCCGGTAAAGCAGGTGATCCCATCTTCCCGCACGATGCAAGATGTAGCGTTGCCACCGTCCCAGAATCGGCACCCGCGAGCACCTACCGTGAATTTATCCCAACCATCCCGCCATGCCGCTGGAAACTTTAGCTCTAGAGCATCACGAATCTTGTCAAAGGGAATAGCAACCCCGTTCTTCTTCTTGGTATTGGACTCCGCCACGATGGCGAGGCCCATCCATGCTTCCAAGTGGACAAGGGGAATGGTTCCCGAATTGGGAACTTCCTGCCAGCTATGGCCCACTTCAAAGTATTGACCGTACTGCTTGGAGGCTTTGTCATCGAAGCCGGGGAACAAGCTGCGTATCTTCAGCTTCTTGATCACCAGATCGCTGAACTTCAAACCCACTCGGGCATCGTGGAACAGGATTGGAGTCTCAAAGATATACCAGAGGCGGATGCCTCCTGAGAAGGTTCTTGTCAGGTATCGCGGGCGAAATTCAGGGTCAACATTCTGCACGATCTGGGCAATGGCATCCCCTTCAAATCGGGTGTCGAAGTCGAAGATAGCCCCAACCTGCTTGAAGGGGAGATTGCTGTCGGACACCCGCAACGTCTCCACAATCCCAACAAAGTGAGATGCAAAGACGTGGTTGGTGTTAGGCTCCAAACTCCAGCGGCGATACCCGTCTTTGCTAGTGATGCTGGACGGGATATGTGGAGGTTCTCCGGTAAACGGGATAACCAAATCTTCAACATTCTGGGACGTGAGATTGGGGAGAAATTTGAACATGGCTTGGCTGTATTAAAGTATTTGTTAAAGTCTGGGTCGGAGAAGTAGCTTGGACTTCCCTCCTGTCAATCGTCTTTGTGCTTATTTTGCCAGTCGTCGGCATCGTCCACCCAAGTGAGGGCTTCCTCTGCGCGGTGGCTTTTGCCATTCTCGTCGCAAAGTTCAGCGTAGGCTTCAATCAGAATGGCTGCGCGTTCCAACAGCTGGATCAGTTCGGGACTACTTTTCATAAACTTGCATGATGTTACAGTCTGAGGCCAAGGGAATGTCGGGCATCCATTCAGGAGCGGTTGCCATGACTCTGGAGATTTCACGTTGGGCATCCTTGGCATCAGCGGCATCCACTTCAACTAAGACTTCATCGTGAACGGTTAGGACCACGGGTAGCCCAAGCTTGTACTCGATCTCGGTGATCTTCTCTGCAAACACGTCCCGAGCCGTTCCTTGGCACACATTATTAAAAAATTTCCCTGCGGTATAATAGGTAGGAACCCCACCCATCACAGGGCGAGCGCGAAGGTCGGGAAAACCTTTCTCGTTACGTCCAATGGTTACGTCAAAGTAATTCATGGAGCGACCATTGGGCAACTCTATTGAGAAAGTCTGCCCCCTAGACTGCTTCATGCCAAGCTCAAGAGAAGCCCAAAACTTCGTCAGCAAGGGGTTCATAGCCCGATACTGCTTAACTTGGTGGTCTGCTTCTTCTAAAGTAATGTCTAGCCCAAAGGTCTTGGCGTAGGCTTGGAAGCCTTTGCTGTACTGCCCATACACAAGTCCAAGGCAATTTGAGACAACTGCGCTAGGTGTACAGAACCTATGCCTTGGTCCCGCGTTCAGGATGTCATACACAGGTTGTCCAGCGTCTTCCGATGTGGGGGTCCGTGGCATCCTTGTGGATAATCTGCTCCGCTGACAAGCCTTGTCTAACAAGGCGCACAACAGTTGCCGTGCGGCACCGATGCAGAAAAAGTTCAGCGAATGTGCGAGCATCGTAAGTTTTGCCTTCATGTGTGATCCTTTGAGTTGTGCGGAGATTCCGCATTTGCTGCTGGTGAGTTGAGAACTTGAGGTTTCCTCGTTCATATCCTTTTTCATTGTTGATGCGATCTATTGTGTGTTGTTTTGAGACTTTAGTAGGGCAGTCGGGAAGCGACTTTAAGTAATCAACAAAAGCTACGTCGCTAAGGAACTCATGGGAAAGCCGGATTCCCCTCGCCCCATAGTTGGGGTAGTTTGGGGAGGCGCAATTCTCACAACGATGCCGGATAGCGTTCCACCTCACTTGAAGAACCCTGTCGTTGTCGTCCATGTCCCGCCCCCACTTCTTAAAGTTTCGCGCAAGGTTTCGTAAAACTACGTTACATTCTGAGCAACTATTGGTTAGCCCTTTTTCGGCATTCTTCAAGAGAATAACAAACTCTCTCCCACAGTGGGTGCAGAGTAAGTTTGTGTAGGGGTAGCCATTGATGCGAGTAAGTTTTGAGGACACAACACGCCAATGCCCAAACATCGTACCAAGAGGATGTGGATGTTCGGTACCTTGCCACTGATAATGCAAGCTCCCCTTTCGCTTGTCCTGCTTGGATTCTTTCGTGTTCTCCAAGGTACAAGTTGTGGTCTTCGGTAAAGGTGTCGGTTTCATATCGAATAGTTTTTTGGATTCCTTTGTAGATCACCCCATCATGAGTAACCCATTGATAACCGTCCCACAATTTGTCCGTAAGTTCAACCTTCAAAATAGGAATATATCCTCTGTGGGTCAAAACAAGGGTGTCTGCGGACAAACACCTTGCCTTGGAGAATTGCCGCATCTTGGCGTATGCCACGTCCTTTTTTGCCGCATCTTTAAGGCTGATAGACAGGTCGTAGCCAAGCGTTTGGCGAGCGTGAACCTCATAGACGCACATACCACCTCGAACCAAATCAAGCTGCGGGGTGTTCCCCGTCACCCAAAGAGCAACCCGAGGCTCAATCTGACTCATATCTGCAGAGATAAAGGACTTGCCAGCAGGTGCCTCAAACATGGTGCGGATGTCGATTCCGCCAACAGGCTCGCGAGATTGGTTCTGCACGTTGAGACCCGTGTCGCCACTCCACCGGAAAGTCGGAACGGCACCACAATACTTCAGCCCGTAGCGCACACGGTTGTCCAGCGTGCGAACCTGCATGGCTTCCAAGACCCCCAAAGAGCGATTGATAGAACGATACTGGCTTACCGCAGCAACGAAAGGAACCTTGTCGGCGTAAGTATCTGCCCAAACTTGGAATTCTTCGCTGTCCTTGGCAGTGCTCTCTGGCGCAGGGATGCCTGCTTTACGGCAAGCGTCACGCAGTTGCGGCAAAGACAGCACAGGATTGGTTCCAGCCCACGGGATCAGCTTCTCCAAACCCCAAAGGATTTCCTTGTAGGTACGGATGCCGTTATCAACGGCTTCGCTATTCACAGGGATGCCACGATGACCCATCATGGTCGTGTGCCAAGACAAAAGCTGCTCATGCTCAGGCCAGAGGTGAGCATACTTTTCCCAGATCGTGTAGCAGGCTTTGGCATCGGATAGGCAGTAACCTCTGATCTCCTCCTTGATTGCTTCGGGGAGGGTGTGGTAGTTCTTATTTTTGAACTTGTCGCGAGCAGATTTGTCAAGCTGGATACCGAGTAACTCACGGCTGGCATCCAAGAGGTTTCGCGGAGCTTGCAGATAGGCAGCAAGGTTAGCTGTGCAAAATCCCGTTTCGTTGAGAGGCTCTTTAATGACCCCACGCCGCTCACACTCCCGCAGCACTGCGACCTCAAAGCTAAAATTATGTGCAATGACGCGGTTCCCGCGAACCAAATCCCAAGGAGCCTCCATAGGAGGTCCGACGAAGGTAAACTCCTCGCTCGCAAGTGCGACCATAAAAATGTCGGTGTCTGGGTGCGATAGGTAGCCCAACGTCCCATGAGTGGAGATAGACCTGTCCTTGGTATATGATGTTTCAAAGTCAACAGCTATGGTTTTCATGTATTTGTATTGGAGGAAATTGGTGGGAAGGGTCACGCCGTACTCGATTCCCGACTTTCGTTGTGACCTGTGTGGGTAGGCACCTTTCGGCTTCCCGTTTAATTGCCCGTCGTTACAGTGACGGAGCCGAGGCTGGCAGGTGCAATAGACTCTACATCCTGCGATTACGCTGGAGTAACAGCGGTTCCCATGTCTGGCGCTCCTTGACCTCTCGGTCTTTAGATCGCTAACCCAGTCTTGTCTTACATGGAAAGTCTTTCGCCCTTATCGGTGTGTAGGGGTTCAAGGGGAACCCGCCACACTTCCAATGCCCCGCCCACTTTGTATTGGACGAGTGCCCAGATGGTGCCTTTGATCCGCTGCATGTCTTTGATGACATTCTGGAGGAAAGGCTCTTCAGGGTTGGATGGAATGGTCAGGGGCTTCATGCCCTGTGCAACTGCTTCGGCTCGGGAGATAGTTTTGAATGTGCTCATTTGATTCTGAAAATTGCGAACGATCGTTTGGAAAGCCTCCGACATACAAATTTCCCTTTGATCTTTCTGGCGTAGCGACTGACAGCCGGATACAGGCGATTTGAGGCAGTGTCTTTCTCAAAGTCAATTGTGATCGTCGTCTGTGGAGGCATTGCCATCAAGGCACTTGTGAGTTCTCCAGCTTTTCTTCCGGCATCACTTGGGGGGATGCGGGTAGGGGAGGAGGTGGGTCGGGTAATAAGCATATCTGAAGGGGGTGCTCCGTTTTAAGCCACGGAGCAACGGCTATGTGGGGGTTAACAGTAGTTGTCCGTGATGAAGTTCAGGACAGCTTCTGGGGTCATCCCATTTGGGCTGAGTTTTGGCGCATACCAAGAGTTGCTACCGTTGGTCTTCTTCTCGATTGCCAAGGTGTAGACACCCGAAGCAAGGTTGCCCTTGAGTCGGAGGCTGGAATCCTTGACCAAGATTCGTACGGTTGCTCCATAGGCAGTGCTACGGACGGTGTAACGGGCAGGGATGTAGCCCTTGCCGTCGATTTCTTCGGCACCTTCAAAGTCCAGAGGGACTTCGATCAGGCAGTCGAGTTCTCCAACTTCCTGAACAGCGACACCGGCTTCACGGCTTTCCGCGATGGTGTTGAACTTCTGAGGGAAGGAATCGGAGCCGTAGGGGAGGTCTTCCACGTAGCTCTTCTTGCACTTGAAGAAGATGACATTGAGCGTGTTGCCAAGGCAGTGCAGCTTGTCATAGACAAAGTTGCCGAGCCAAGTTGGACTGTCGTCCATCATCTTGCCCGACTTCTGGCAGATTGCGAGGTAGGGAACCTTGCGGTCAGCAGCGGTGAACTCACCTTCAAAAGCAGAAGGGACTCCAATAGTGGGGGCCATGATTGCGGTTGAGGTTTCGGATGGGACGATAGCGAGTTCGTCGGAGGATTGTGGTTTCTTGAGGGATATGGTAGCCATTGTGGTGTGGTAGTTTGGTTATTCGCCTCGGAATGCCCGAGGAAGGCAGTGACTTAACTGTCTGCAACAGGTTCGTCAACAGATTTTGCGTTTTTATCGCGAAGTATTTGAATCAGTGCTCCGGTCTTGCACCGATGGGCGAGCACCGCGTTGTGGGTCAGCACCCATTCAGCCATCCTTGGAGTCCATGTTGGGGGCTTCTGCCCATTAAGACTTGGACGACCATTGGCACGCTCCGTCCAGACATGGGGCATCAGGTGGGAGGCGTTGTGGCTGAACCAGATGATCTCTGGAGCAATGGCGCAGTCGTACGCGATAGCCTTGAGCGGGTCTTGGGAGAGGTATTTGGGCATCCATGATGCCGTATCCGGTGGGTAAACGCCCCCTCCATTGATAATGTCAAAGCCCTCTACCCAAGCCCCCATGAAAGGCTTCTTGGCGGTGTTGTACTCCTTCTCCAGCACAGGGAGCCAGTCGGGAGTGACTGGAACCATATCGGTTTCCAGTAGCAGCCAAGGTCTGCCCCGTTCACTCATCGCTCGGACGATGTGGTTGAATACATGGTTGTTACACCCCGGCCAATTGGCCCGTGTAGGCCGAACAGGGCAGACGCGAACTGTTTCAAACACTCGTTTGGCCTGAATGACCACAGGGTCTTTTTCAAACTTCTGGTGCAAGTCATCCATGACAAGGGTCAGGGTGGTCAGGAGCTTGCCATGAAGCTCTTCCATCCATTGCAAAGTATCCAAAGCCCTGTGCGCGTCTCTGGCGCAGTAAGGCATGACCACCTCAAAGGGGGCGGGAATCCATGTGTATCCTGCGGGGGTTTCGGTTCGACAGATTGGTGCGCGAGTATCTAGGCTCATTTTGGTGAAGCGAGTAGGGTATCCCAAAGGGGTTTTACTTTGTCCAGCCCGCCCCAAGACCATGCTTGGTTGACGATGCTCTCAGGAAAGGTTTCTTTGCTGGTGTCAATCCAGTAGAACTCGTCATACCAATGCTGATGGGCGTATGCGCCTAACAAATTGAACTCGCTCATTTTGCGATCTGTGATGGCGGGAAACCACTCGTCCATGTTGCCCATTGTGGAGGTGAGATAGGCACGGAGATAAGCGTAAAGTTCGCGTGGGTAGGTTAGTCCGTTCCGGCGCATAAACTCATGGGTTGGCGTGAAGCCAAGATAGCTCTTGGTGATCTCGCGCCATACCACGGCATCCCCTGAAAGGTGCTCCCAAGGGGTCTTTAGCATGATGGGCTTTTCCTCCCTGAAGCTGTTGGCAAGCGGTGCCACCAACTGGCAGTCAGAATCAATGTGCGTGATGAACTCCGCAGGGCAGTAGATGTCCGCATGGAGCTTCGACCATTGCTGATCCACATAACCATCAGCATGAACTGGATAGACTTCCGTGCAGGTGGTTCCAAAACCTTCGGCAATCGTGCGAATCAGGGAGAACCCCTTCGGAGGAGCCACGACAAAAACGGGGATGGTTGGCTCCCATTTATTCAGAGACTGGAGGCAGTAGGGGAGCCACTCGACATCTCCCAGATATGTGCGGATGAAAAAGGCGTGTTTCATTTGGTGACGTAGAGGTCGTATTGTTCGGCGGATTCGTCCAAGTTGGGTGGGTAGATAACAAACTGGGTGTAGCCAAGAAGGCGAAGCCAGTCGGTCACATCCTTTGGGGTATTCTGCTGCTCTGCCAAGGCTCCACGATTGATCTCAATGAAGAGTGGGGGGTTGCGCCACTCCAAGACCCGTATCATGCCCATCAATGCCGAGAGTTCATATCCCTCAACATCAATCTTGATAAAGTCAGGAGCAGGGAGCTTCTCAGTTCCAAGAGCCAAGGAGTTGACCAAAATGTTCCCATTCTGGCTGATCCTTGAAGCCCCAACATTATCACAGAGGGTGAACTTCAACTTGGCCCCACTCACTGCGGCTGCTGCGGCATGAACAAGAATCGCCTCTGGGCAATTATGCTGCAAGCACTCAAAGGCTTCGGGGTTTGGCTCTACGGCAACCACAACCTTGCCAAGGTCGAGATAGAAACGGGTGTGATCGCCAATATTGGCCCCCACATCCCAAATGACTCCCACGTTTCTCAGCTTTGGTCGGAGCCATGCAAAGAGGTGCGGGTCACATTTAAGCGATCCATGTTCCTTCACCCATTTGGAGATATGGGTATCTTCTTGGATGACCCAAGTTCCGTTGTCTAGTTTCTCAATCATTTGGATTTTCTCAGGTAGAAGGTTTCTGGGCCGATGTTCAGTGCGCCGGAGTCGCGGAGTTCATCTTCAAAGGCTTGTGCCACATACTTCTTTTTGCCTCGTTCCGCTTTGGATGAAACGATGTCAATCAGGTCGGGAGCACTCACCTTCACGGTGGTCATAAACTCAGCCTGCGTCACACCATGCTTCTCAGCAAGCGCATACGCTGCATTGGGGTCAGCTACGGATTTGGTTCCTGTGCGGTGGGCCAAGGTGGTGCCGGGTATGTCCAGCCCAAGGTCCATCCTTAGTTGGAGTGCGTGTTTCTTCACACTCGAAATCCAAGTTTCCATGATCCCTGCCACGGCCAAGGCTTGTGCCATGACTGCTGGGTCGGAGATAAGCGAAGGGTCATAGGCTTCTGGGACTTTGAGGCTATCCGGACGAGCCTGAGCATAGGCTTGGGCGGTTGGCACGGTGATCTGCTGCATGGCTGGGCAAACGCCCGCCTTGACGCAGTAGGTGCAGACTGCGGGGTCGGCACGGTGGTAGAAGAGGACTCCTTGATTCTCGGATTCAAACTTCTCAGCCTCCTCCGCACGACGATCCACAGCCAAGATTTCAAGTTGGATGCGGGATTCGTCGGCTCGGGTAAACTCAAACACGTCCACCTCCTGAAGTCGGACATACACGATGTGAACAGTGATCGTTTCAACAGAAGGCCATTTCTCCAAGCAAGCCGCGATGTAGCATTTCTGCTGGAGGTTTTGTTCCGCATCCGCCTGACGATTGAATCCTGCTTTGAAGTCGATGCAGTGAGCCACTTTCCCGTCATGGGAAACGAGCACAACATCCGCATGTCCTTTCTTGTCGAGAACCAAGGGAATCCGAAGGGCAATTTCATCGTGTTGATGATATTTCCCAGAATCTTTAAGCGTTGCAACGTAGTCCAAACCTGTTTGGGCCATGACTCGTTGGTCGGCGGTTAAGCCTCGGAGATTCTTCTTCTCGATAGCCTCATGCACCAGCGTCCCTTCAAGGGTTACTGGATGCACGGGACGATCTTCGTCCTGCTTGAAGTGGGGACATACGGCATACTTTCCAAGCGCAGACGGACTACGCTTGGAGTGTGCCCTTTCGGCATGGGGGGCAGTGGTGCTCATTGGGCGCAGCCATTCTGGCTCAGGTTTCTGATTCTGCCCGCGTATTGGTTTAGGGCAGTCAGGGTCGCTGGTTCCAAGAAGATGGTGTTGGTTTCCTCAACGCCATCGTCAGTGGTTATCTTGATCATTCCGAGTTCCAGTTCGGCGTATACCCCGTCTCCGAGATAGGTTTTAGTTGTTGTGCTCATGGTACTATTGGTTAGGTCCGTAATAAGTGCTGGCGTTGGCTTTATCTCGGTGTTCTGCAAACATCACATTGTCCAGTTCGCACCGGAGCGCATTCACAGAATTGTAGCTTTTAAGGGCGAGTTTGTACCCTTTAGTTGAACGGCCACAAGTGTTCCCGAGGAGGACGTAAAGCTCTATCAGTGTTGTGCGAATCTTTTTGAGTTCGATTCCGATGTCTTGGTGGGTTTCTAGTGGTAGTGATTTCATGGGATAGTGCGTTTGAGCATTTTCATGCCGAGTTCTTCCGCCCATTTACTGAGCGTGCGGGTGGTTGTCTTGATCTGCTTCTCCGCCAAGCGGACTTCATAACCTGCGGATATGAAGCGATTGTAGCGGGTAAGTTTGGTTCGTTTGACTTCTGGTGGGGTTGACGGCTTTCGTGTGAGTGTGTTCATACGTGAAGGTCACTATCATTGAGAAGGTCAATGCGCGCAACCTTTAATGCAACTTTTTCTCTAACTCGTTCCTCAACCGTCTCAGCGGCGAAGAGAATGCGCTGGATGCAGGGAGACTTCCCTCCATTGCGGTGAATGCGCCCAAGAGTCTGGACAAGCTCCACCGCTGAGAAAGAGGGGTTGATCAAACTGACTCGCGGGAAGTTCCCATCCAGATCGTGGAGGCTGATCCCAACTCCTCCTGCCTGAATCATGGCAATGAGAACACGGTTCTGGTTAGACTGAAATGCTTGGATCGCGTCCTCGCGTTCATCCGCAGGTTGCTGCCCATAGATCAAACTAGCTTCTGGGAACTGCTTTGCCAACTGGTCGAGGGATTCCCTGAAGCAGACAAAGATCGCCACAGACTTTCCTGTCTCCAAAAGGTCGTCGGTCATGTCGATCATAGCCCTGAGCTTGCGATGCTCGGAGAGTTGCCTTGCTCGGAGCATGGCTACCGCAGCGTTGGGGGCTTCCTCCTCCAGCAATTCGATGGCTTCCATGTATTCGACATTGAGTCCGTCTGCATCATCCACTGGGATCGGCACGGCCTCAACAGAGTTGTCGGGGAATGCGTCACCAAGATCAGCGATGCGGATACGCACGCCTTTCTCGGCAAAGATTTGGTTATGCAATCTGCGTAGAATATCATCGCCTCCAATGAACTTGAGTCCCTTGAACGGCTTGTTGAAAACGCAGCCATTCTTGAAGCACCATGCAAACCACTTGTCCCAATGGACAATGCCAAGCTGGTGCCCGATTGCGTGCATCTTGAGCGGGCTGTCGGCACAGGTGGCTGAAAGCATGAGGATAGGCTTGGGAGCGGAAGCCAGCATCTTGGCCTGCAACGATTCTGCTCCTGAGAAACGGTGTGCTTCATCAAAGATCAATAGGCAACGCTCTGGAAGCTTCCACTCCCACCCAAATGCTTCCTTGGTCGTGTTTCCCCACTGGGCTTGATAGCGAATGCGTTCTGGGTTCTCCACGAAGAGAAAAGGAACCCCAATGGTATTGAGGGCGAGTTCCCAAGAAGGAACCACGGACTTGGGACAGACCACGGCTACCTTCCAACCAAGAGCCTTGGCTGTGAAAGCGGCGACGTAGGTCTTCCCCACTCCTGTATCGGAAGCGTCCAGACACGCCCCGAACCTAGGCAAGGCTTTAGTTAGGCGTTCAATGCTGGGGAGTTGGTAGTCGCGTGGGGTCATGGCTCGCGGTTGCTGCGTTCATCGTTCAAAAAGAAGTCCAGCCGCATACCAAGCAGGTAGGACGTTATCAGGAACCGTCACGCAATTTTCAAGGGCGCGATCAAGATTCGTGAGTGCTTCCCGAAAGCTGGCGCACTCCTTGGCGAGATCACGCTTCTCCTGCTCAAGTCGGGTAACAACTTGGCGAGAGGCAACGGGGCCGAGTTGCCACTGCTGGTGCCCTTCTTTCGTGAAAAAGATGTGCAGGGCTTCCGCCGCAGCGTAGACTTCAGGAGGCACATTGATGCTGGGCGCGAGATAGACGATAGGGTTGTGGCCGGAAAGCACCTTGAAAGCGGGCTTGTCCAAGAGTTCCTGTGTAATCTCGGGGAAGGGTGGTGTTGGTTCATCGAGAACAATGCGGATAGGACATCCGTCTCCCTTGGGTAGTTCCCGTTCAGGAGAGCAGCAGCCATCACACCCGTGAATCCATCGGGGGTCATTTTTCGGCCAAGGTTGATCTGGGTCTGGATGCCCGACTCCGTGGGAGCATACACGCTCCATTACTCCTGTATCTGTTCGGTAGTTCTGGGGCCAATCTCTCATGTGATGATTGCTTGGATTATGGACGCAGCAGTGACGACCTTTGCAGTCAGAGGGACGGTGGACAACCAACTTCTGAGTTGATTTGTGAGGTTTCCAGAATGGGGATTTCATTTCGTTGGTGGTGTTGGTATTTCTGTCCAGTGGGTTGGCTCAAAACTGATTTCGTAATCTTCTGCATAAGAACCGCTTTCAACTAAGTGCCATTCGCCTAACTTTGTTCTGTAGCAAGGAAGTACCCAGACTACAACAGTCGCCTCCCAGTCGGGAGAAGTGTCTTCGTGACTTTTAGTTTCTGGGTTCCATTCTTTCCTTTTTATCCAATGTCCGACTAGAATAGGCGTTCCGTCTCTTGGGGCGGAGGTGATTGGTTTCCAAAGGTTCATGGCAGTGTATCAAAAATAAAGTTCTCACTGATCTGCTGCATAATGGCTTCAATGATCTTCTCTTCGATCACTGCCCTTTCAGGTTTGTCGTCGTGTTTGTGCGCTCGTTGGTATCCCTGCGCTGTGCCAGTGGCAACGCAGTCTTCGATTAGTTTGTAGTAGTTGGGTTTCATGGTGTTGCTTTGTTCTGGCTATGCAGAAAATTGGTGTGGTTAATCACTGTTATCCGAAAGCGTGAGCGTGAATCGTCTCCACTCCCAAGGGGCATCAAGCGTAGAAAGCTGGTCGTCGAACATTGGAATGTCCTCCAACTCCACTTCGCCCGTGAGCGTGTTCACAGCGGCCCATGCGTAAATCTCATCCTTGCGGACGCGCACCATTTTGCCGTCTCGGTTTTCGTAATCGAATCGGTGTAAAATCATCGGATAACAAGAAAAATGCAGGCAACCTCTAGGAAGCCTTGGGTTGGTTCGAGGCACCTTCATTCGGTGCCTGATTTTTAACGTTCTGCAAATAAGTTTGAATGTCCTCATACAAACCCATCTCCATCCGGCCCGCTGAATCTCTGCAACGGGTGAGGAGTCGCTCGGCTTGTTGCAGTTTCACCGCTTGCTCCATCAGTGTCTTTTGACGGGCGATCAAGCGGTCGTTGAGGTCGGCGATGTCGCGTTCAAGTTGGCGAGCGAAGTCTGCGGAAACGTGGAGCGAGTGATAGGTAGCGCCCAAGGATTCCACCTGCAACTTTGCAGTCTCGGCATCGGTTCGTGGTGTTGGTATCATATTATTTCCAAAGTTTGAGGGTTAGGCCGAAGGCTTCGGCACGTTGGGCATAGAGGGCGGCTCAGTTCTGCGTTTTGGTTTGTTGTATTTGATTCTGTAGTTGCGGACTGAGGTGGTGGCGCATCCAAGGACTTGCGCGAGTCGGGCGTTGCCGAGTTCCTGCCATACCAAGTCCTTGCAGTCGTCCAGCACCATCTGCACCCAAGAGGGGTCTTTCTCCTTGGGCGGGGCAAAGGGAAGTCCCCTTACCCTGCGAGCGTTGCGGACGGTGCGCTCGTCACAACCAAACTCCTGAGCTAGGTCGAGGTTCGTGCGGTTCCAGTCGGTAACGGTGTCGAAGTTGAACTTTACTTTTTGCATGAGGCCAGTTCCTTTCGGATGCGTTTGACTTGGGTGGTGCAGCAACCGATGCGGAGGGCAATGTCCTTGTCGGAGGCTTTCCACTCCTTGGCAGTCAGCTTACGCAGACGGAAAGAGTAGCTGAGCTTCTGATCCTTGGTCGGGATCGCGGCATCCCAAACTTTCATCACCTCCTCGCCGGACAGGTTGTGGGTGCAACCTCCCCAGAACAAGTTGACGAGAGTCGGATAGGGCATCCCAGATCGGGCAGACACATCAGCGATGGTCGAACCTTGACGTTTGATATGTGCCTTGACCCGATCAGCGATCTCAATGGAGAGATCACGGGCCAAGTTGTTTTGTTTCTGGGCTTCAGCCCTAGCTGCTTTGAGTTTGCGGAGGTGGTTGTGGATTTCCATAGGAGTGTTACTTTATCAGTTGTTTTTTCTGTTGCAATAATTAAATCAAGTTTTTTGCGGCTGCGTGCCAAATGAGAGCGGCATCTGCTGTTGCCAAGGTGATCTTGCTGTTGGGAAAGAGTTGCTGGGCCTTGGCTTTGAGTTTGTTCTTCCATTCGGTCTTGGACATCCCTTTCGAGTTGCCGAGAGACAAGGCTCCCTGCCACTTCTGGGGACGAACCAAGGTGAATGGAATCTTGCAGGCGGCGAGGATGCCAATGATCTGACCGTAGTTTTGGCCGAAGTTGAACATGGCAGACCCCGGCGCGCCTGCGCCTCCAACGTAGCCACCAACCAACTCCAAGTAGGCATGGGCATTGCCATTGCTGGCTTCGATTGCCACGCCTTCCAAGAGTTC